TATATCGGTATATAAGGAAGAAGGATTCTTATGTTTTCTCATCATCATACATTAAAGAAATACACTGCTTGCATATTAAATTTATTTAATGAAATAGAAGTTCAATACTTAGATTCTAAGAAAAATCTTAAATCAACAATTGTTCCTATTCAATTTACATCAAGAGAAAAATCTAATGTTTTAAAACAATACACACCACAACAAATTTATACAGGAAATACAAATATATTACCTAGATTAGGTCTTTATTTTGAATCTTTAGAACCTGCTTATCAACGTGCTACTTCTAAACTTGTAAAAATTAACAAATCACTTCCTAACGGCGAAAAACTTAATTATCAATATAATAGAATTCCTTATAACTTTAATTATAGATTAGTGGCACAATGCAGGGGTATGAATGAAGCAAGTATGATATTAGAACAAATAGTATCATATTTTAATCCTAGTTATGCCTTTAAAGTGCAAGAAATAGCATACAATGAACCTGAAACAATATCATTAATTCTAAATAGCACTGATATAGAACAAACTGAATATGAAGATTATAGTAAAGATATTGTAACTATTACATTTAACCTAACACTAAAAGGCAATATCTATCCTAGCATTAAAGAGCAAAAAGTTATTAAACAAGTTGATATGTTCTTTAATCAATTACATAATGATACAGATTATCATAGACAATCATTAATAGAATCTAAAGTATTTGATAAGCAGGTTAAGAAACAAATTAAGTATAATTTTGATAAACAGGCTATCCCTGAAATAAAAGATATTATTAGAGTTAAAGATAAATTAGAAGTTTTATTTAATGATAAAGACAACAAATTAGAGTGGAATGAATTTGCATTTTTATGGACTTATGATGGTGCAAATAAAGGAACAAATGGAACTAAAGTTGTTGATTTTTCTAATACAAATTATGGAACAACTAAGGTTTCAGTGCAAGTTATAGATTATCACGGAAATAAATCAGAAGTATTTAGTAAGGAATTTTAATTAAAGTAAGGTAAGGGATAAATTAATATCCCTTAAATTTTAGCCAACTTAGCCCACATTTACAGGATTTGGCTGTTCTGTATGTTCTTCAGTTGGGCTTGGTGTAGCAGATTCAGTTGATGTGTTGGTATTTAAATTTTTCTTAAGTTCTTCTAATGAACTTTCAATATCTTTCATAAATTTATCTTTATCAAGATTATTAAAATACTCCATAAATCCTTTATCAGATTTAAGAATATTCATAATTTCATTGATATCGTCTTTACTTTCTTTGTTATCTTTTGGGTCTTGTTTATTTGCTTTATCAACATCTTCTTTAGAGATAATTTCATCAAAATCATCAGCACCTAGAATTTTAATATCTGAAGACTTATGTTCTGATTCTTCTACTGATATACTTAAAATTCCGTCTTTATAAACTGCCGTAACTTTGCCGTCTTGATAATATGAACTAAGTCTTATAACTCTTTTGACTGATTTTTTAAGAATTCCTTGTTCTACATATACAACACCCTTTTCAACTTCAGGGGCTTTCGCAATAACAATTAGTGATGTTCCGTCTATTCTTACACTAATTAATTCTTTTTGATAACCTGGTAATGCAATATCTATTCTTGCATTTTGTTTTTTGTCTGTGTAAATATCAGTATATGGAAATGTTGAACCTGATAGACCTGCTTTTTCTTGCAAACTATCAAATAAACTTAAATAAATATCTTCTATTCCTGCCATTGTTAATCCTTTTGTATTGATATAGAACTTGAATTATCAAATAATAACTCTAATTCGTTGTTTGAGATTTTATTAGTTTTTATTTTATCATATGTTTCTTTAATTTTTTCTAAAAATTCAGGTTTTATTGCTTTTGGTATATCTGATTTATAATTATTTGAATACAAAGCATTATTATCATCGACATATAGCCAATCATATTCAAATCCTAAATCAGGTTTTTCTGTAAATTTTGTATTATCTACATATCCATAACCTAAATTTTCATTATATGTAAAAATCATTTTTAGTCCTTACTGCTTTATTTTGTTTTAAAATTACTTATATTTTTTATGTATTTAAATACTTTTAAAATTATATTGTAAATTAATGTAAAACATTTTATTATAAAAATAATAAAAAGATAAAATATAACTGCTATTATAGTATGGAAGTAATATATTATCATTGCTATTGTAAAAACTATAATTTTAATTATTTTATCTATTACGTTCATTAAATACATTTAAATTACCTATTGAATTAAATTTTTATTTTTATATTCATTAATATCTTCTTTAGAAATACCATAAATATACATAAAAGACATATTCATATATGTTCTTGCATTAGATGACACTTTAAATAGAGTATTTAATTTTAAATTATATGATATAAAAATAAGAACACTTAATATCACATAGATATAAATCACAATCATTGCCGACAACATCAATAATATCAACATAAAAAAGAATAAATTGATAAAAATAGAAAACATATTGTGTATAATAATATAAAGTCCTGCTTCCATATCTCACTCCTTATTAAAATTTAAGATTACAACTATTACAAATTATATAATAAAATATAACAAACGATGATAATGATAATCCTATCAAGGCACTGATTAATACTTCAAGAGAAATATTATTACAAAATTTGCATAAACACAAAAATTTTCTGAATATAGATTTTTTAGATTGTTTAGCACAATCCTTTAAATCGCTTAAATCTAATAATTCTGTAATCATCTTAAATCCTTTAGGTTAAATATAAGAGAATTATATACTATAATCACTTAATTTAACCTTATAGATAAAATAAATTAAACTTAAAATTATAAACCAAACTTCTATTTCAAAATAATCTTTAAAGATAAATTCTAAAAATGTTTTGTGCTTAGTCCATTGATAGAGTATTTTCAAAAATGTATAACACGCAATTACAGCATATACATATGGCAAGAATATACTTATAAATTTGAATATTTTAAAATAAATTTGAAAATTTGTCATTTTCTTTATTAAATCATCTTTTTGTTTGTCATAAGCAACGCTAAATCTCACAATTTCTGATAAGTTATAATTATTGATTATTGTTGAGAAAAAGGTTGCAACGATTAGAAATAGTATTAAAGCCATTAATGCAAGTAAATTACATCCTACACCTATTAAATAAAATTCCATATTATAACTCCTTTTTTGTTGTTCTATTATATAATTACTTGTCTTAATATTACATAAATTTATGTTTTCTCTTGCTAGGTTTATAATAAGCGTGCAATTCAGGTTTAAAGAATTTACGTTGCTTACAATCTACTTTTACAAGATTATATAGTTGTCTATCTTGTGTAATTAAATTGCCTATTTCTTCTTCATTTAAATTATAATCAGAACAAAATTCTAATATTAAATCTGTAATAGATATGGAATCATTATAATTTTGTTTAAGATAATGATATAAAGACCATAAAATTTTACCATCTTCGGAAACGTCTATAATAGGCTCTAAATACTTTTTGAAGGGTTTTTGATTAAATGCTTTAGGTGTTACATTAGTTATCATTTCTTAGCCTTTATAATTGATATATTGCCCTTTAAAATATCTCTTAATTTTGCAAATTCATCTATTGTAATTAAATAGTCTTTTGGATATTCAAAACTATAATTAAAATCTTTATCATAATTTGATGAATCTATAAATTCACACAACAGGTCAAATATTGATTTATCTTTTAATAAATCTTTTTCTATTACAAATTTATCTGATATTTTCTTAGAATCTGTTGTTTTATCAAGTGTTTTTACTTTTTCAATACCTAATTCTTCGCCTTCAGTTTGCGATAATTTATCAGTTATATCAATTTCTTGATTATTTGTATTAATAATATAAACTATTGAATTATGAATAATTTGACTGATATATGAAAAAGCATTTACAGATTGTCCTGTTTTTTCTGATGTTTTAGTATGGTTAAAATTGTGTAGATATTTAAGAACTCTATATGTTGCGTCTGAATAAAAATCTTCTTTCCAAGTATAGCCTGAAAAATTAGGTTTTTTTAATATATTTTTAATCATTAATAGTATAATCTCGCCAAATCTTTCGTGTGAAAATCTATCTATTGAAACTAATTCAGAACGTTTTATGATAGTATCTTTAATTTTATTTTGTAGAGATTTAACTTTTTTAGAATTTAAAGATTTCTGAAATTTATCTGTATTTAATTTTACAAATAAATTTATTAATTCATTAATCCTTTTATTTGTTCTAATAGAGTTATTTTGTAGGTCTAATTTTGAATTTTTTTCACGTATAAGTAGAGATTTTAATTCTAATTCACAGGTATAGTCGTGCTTTTGACGTGAATTTTTATCTAAGTTTAAATCTTGCTCTGAATTTCTTAAATCAGCAAAATTAATCATTATTACTCCTATTTAATTATTAGAGTAATAATATTAGAACATTAGTGTAGAAAATAATAATCTATTAAACTATCGGTTTATAGACATATGGTTTGAAGTTGTCAGGGTCTTTTCTTTGCATATATCTATTATATTCTGCAACACATTTTTCACGTATATAATTAGTTAATTTTAGTGAAATTTGTTCTGCAAATTCTTCATTCTCGAAAAACATTTTCTTTGTTTCAGGGTCTTTTTCAAACATTTCATTTACTTTAGCACTGATAAAGCGTTGCTCTATATCAAAACGTCTTAAAAGTTCTTTTCTTGTGTCACCTGGAAACAAAGGTGGATTAGTTTTTACCCACTCAATTAAAGCATTATTAACGTATTCGCTTCTTTTTTCAATTTGTTCTTCCCTTTTATATCTTGCTTCACGTCTTGCTTTTTGTTTAGGGGAACTCATTTGTATATATCTATTCTTTTGTTGAATTCTCTCATATTTTTGGATTTCTTCATCAGGAATTCTTGAAGTTTTAATTTTTAGATACTTATCAGGAACTGAATTTGCAACTTCCAAAAACAAGTCATATAGATATATCATTGATGGCGATTTTTCAATTACGTTAATTTGTCTTTTAATTTTCTCTTCAGATTTCGGATTTGTCAATTCAAGTTCAATATTTGTCATTACTTTTCTAATATATTGGAAATTCATATTTTTACTTTGAATTTCTTTTCTAATATCATTCTCTTCTGCTTTAATTAAATCTAAGGTATATCTAGTATCAAAATTTGAAGATTTATATTTTTCTTTCTTATAGGTAAGTCTTCTCATACAAGTAACAACATAAGACATTAATAATTTCTCGTGTGCTTTGTAGTGTGTGAAAGTTTGTTTTCTATAATCCATAAAATAATCCTTTCAATATACTATTCTTAAATTTAATTTATGTAATAATTATACTATTATTAAACTTAAATTAATCTTAAATTACACTTTTATATCAGTTGTTTTTAATTACTTCTAATGTAATCATTAATATTTATATAATTTCTTATTGAAAAACTAAAATATGAATATTGTTTTTTATATTTTATTCTATCTAATTGTTCTTGATAAGCATTATATCTTGTTTTTCCTATTATTTCATTTAATAATTCATTATAAGTTTTATTTGTTTCTTTAGTATTTCTATTTTTCATATACTCGCCAACAATAATACCTAAAGTAAAAGAAATAACTAAACTTATTATTACTATCATTATAAATCCTTATTGCTAATTTTAATCTGTTAAATTTGTATCTATTAAAAAATAATTATTTCTTAAACTATTTGAAAAAATTATTGTTTTATCTTGAAATTTATTATATGTTCTAGTTAATATAATAGGTATCATATTTCTATCTATATAATAATTATTTTTGTTTTCAATTGATTCATATTGTTCTTTTACAATTAAATATAATAAATATATAAATTCTTTATTTTCTAATAAATTATCATTTTTATTGACTGCTCTAACTTGATGAAATTCTTTTAAATAATGTTTAAATGAATCTCGCTCTTGCCAATAAGAAATTAAATAATCTAATAATTTATCTATATCAAATTCATCATAATCATTATGATAGATATTTGTATAAAGTGGTGTCGTTATATGGCAATTCAATTCTTTTGCAAATAACAAATCTTTAGAAGTATTACCTAGTTTAATTATAAATTTAAATGGTGTATATTCAAAAACTTTATATTTTAATATTTTATAATATATTAAATCTCTACTTAATGAATTATTTGAATTTAACAATTCAAAATATAACTTATTAAAATCAAATTTATTTAATACAAAATATAGTAAATCTAATTTTTTCTGTTTAATTTTATTGATATATTCAAAATTTGATATTGATTTAATAGATTGAATTTCAGATAAAATTTTAACTAAACTATCTAATACAGGAGTCATCTTAATTCCTTATGAATTAGTCCTTAAATTAAAAAATTCAGGTCTATTAGAATCTGCTTCGATAGGCATTGCGTCTATATAATCTTCATCAACTTTTTTGACAATTAATTTACCTGTATTATCTAAATCATTATATTTGTCTAGGATATACTTTTGATTTTGTTGTTGTTTATTCATTAAATTTTTAAGGGCTTCTTTAACTTCATTATCACTTTCTAAACGTAATTTATCTAATTCTTCAAAGTCTTCTTTACTCATTAGATTAGATTCAATAGAATTAAGAATTTCTATTAATGTTTCAGTTCTTGCCTTAGTGTTAAGTTTTTCTAGTTCTACAATTTGAGATTTAAATTCATTTAACATTTTGGCAGAATCTCTAAATGAATTTAATCCTACTAAAGTTTTAAGTTCTGTATAAACTTTATCTTTTAATATAGGTAATGTATTGTTGATATTAACTATCAATTCATTAGCAAGTGTAATGGTTGGTTTAATTAATGAATTTAATGTTGATATTTTTCTTATTGCTTCTGCTTTGGCTTCTGATAGTATTTTTAAAAGTTTGGCTTGCTCGGATAAAGAGTTGCCTACATTTAAATTTTCAAGTTTCTTAACAAATAAATTAATATTATTAATTTCATTGACAAATTGGTCTTGTAATTTTTGTAAAGTATCTAAATATTGCGTAATTTCATCATACTTTTTATCAAAAATATCAGCCATTTCAGTGGTATAATCATTAATTGATTTTTGTAAATTTGCTTCTATTGTCGTGACTTTTGTTATTTTAGAGATTAAAGGAAGTTTAGAACACACAGAACCTACAAATCCTTTACGTCTTCTTAATGTATTAATACGTTCTCTTGTTTCTGCAAGCATTACACCAACTTTGTCTAAATCAACTAAACGTGATTTATTATACATTGTTTCTAGTGTTTTAGATGATGTTGTAATACTTATAAATTCTTTTCTAAGTTCATCAAAGTTGATATTAGATTTTGCTGTTTCCATATATTAATCCTTTTAAATAATAGTTTTAACGGAATTATATATGAATAAACTTAAAACTTAATTAAATGTTGATTAAATAATAGGAATTTAGGGGATTGTCAAAATCCCCTTAGTTTTTTAAATTATTGGTCTTTTGAAGTGATATTTTTGCTAGGAGCATTAAATACTTTATCAGGGTGTGAAAATTCATCAGTTGAATTAACAACCCAATCACTAAGAACAAAGGTAACGTCAAATTCTTGTAGTGTATCTACACTTGTTGCATCCACTGTTACTGCACCGACTTCTGAAACCCAAACATTATGAAATGTATATTTTACAACTTCTTTTTCAAGTGAATCTAATTGAGAAATAGACATATCCACCATAAGTTCAGCAGGCATACCGCTATGTGTATTTGCTTGGAAGTTATCTGTTGCTTTCATCCACAATAGCAAATCTCTACGAATGCTGTGTTCTTCGTTATTATAAAATGTTACAGTCCAAGAGTTATCATATGAAGTATCACCAGGAATTACAATTTTTCTACCTTGATTAAATACTTCTATTTGTCCTATTGTTACGTTAGGAAAACTCGCCGCCTTTGCAAGAGTTGATATATCCCTTAAGTCAGTTTGCGTTTTTATTGCATTAGGAAATGTAAAAGATATTCTATATTTTGTGGCTCTTGCACCTGCTCTTAAAGCATTTTTAATTTCATTAATTTTATTACTCATTAATAAAAACCTTTAAATTTTATTCTTTGTATTATTTATTTAAATCATTTAAATTTAGTCAAATTTATAGTGCTGTAAATCTTAAATTTATAACTTCAACTAGATATTTAGGTTTAATATAAACATCACATATCATTTTATTATGGTCTATTACTTCATCAGGATTGTTTGTAATATCACATATAACTTTAAAATCTTCCAATTCATTATCATATTTTGAACTTAATAAAACTTGCCTAATTTGAGAACTATATGCTTCTCTAGTAAATGTATCATTAAATTCAAATACAAAATATTTGCTTATTTTGGTGCATTTTCTTTCTATTTTATTAAGAATTAATCTTGTTGTAAAATCTCTTGTAAAACCTTTTCTTAATGTTTTCTCGCCTTGAAAATATATAGTATTATTATCTCTTGTTAATAAATTTATGTTGTTTTGGTATAATTCATCTTTTTCTGCATATATAAATTTATTTTTAATATCAATGGCTTCTAATAGGTTATATTTGATTTTAGAGTGAGATTCTGCTGTGCCTATGGTATTGATTAATTGTGTTCTTAATCCTGCTATATCGCCATTTATTGACGTGTAAATGGTCTTATTTCTAAAATAATCATATTGCTTTTTCTTATTAGCAGTAAAATATACAAATTCACTTAAATATTCTTGTGATTTATTAATAATTTGTTTAATATCTGTTAAATCTGTATCTATAAATGCAACACAATCACGTCTTTTCTCAACTAATTTAACTGCTGATTGATAACTTCTCTCATTTCCAATTACAAAATCTATTTCATATTCTTCTGTATTATCAACAATACTATATGCTTCATCTAAATCTGCTAAACTAGGTTCAACTGATACACCATTTTTTAATTTTAATGAATTTGAGCCATAAAATACAGGTTTTTTATTATTAGGTAAATTGCCGTCGGCTAATTCTTCATTTCCATCAACCCACCAAATATTACCATCATATATTCTATAATCGTTTAATCTCATTTTTATATAGATATAATTAGATTCTTTATTAACAATCTCATAATCATTAAATTTAATTAAATATCTCTCTACTAATACATCTTTTCTAAATATAGCAATACAATAATAACCTTGTTTAATATAATTAATTATATTTTTAGCATAAAAACCTTTTTTAATCTCTTTATTTTCTATATATTCTTTAGCAGTAAATATACATACTTCTAATAAATTTCCCCACTCACCAGGATTTCTAGCACATACTTTTATAAAATTTTCTTGTTCCAAGAAGTTATCATATTGTAATTCAAAATCTTGTAAATCTTTAATAAACATCGGTCTTGATTTAAAAGGAACACTAGCAGTTGCATTAAATGATTGTTCTTGATTAATTGTTCTTACAACTATAATATTAGGATTAGTAGGATATAATAGGTAATTATAAACTTGATACCAATCATTATAATTATTAGCATTAGCACGACCAAAAGTTTGTTTAAATTCTAAAGGTGTAGTAACTGAAATAGGAGTATTAATAGCACCTTTTTCAAAGAATCCTGCAAAAAATGTGACAACATTACCAAGTGGAGCAGATTTTAATGACCCATCAAATTCTTGTATTATTACTTTAGGAGAATCTAACATTTTAAGACTCCTTTAAACTTTTAATAATACTTTATTATCTTTTGAGTCTTCTAATGCTATACCAAGCAAATCATAATCTCTTAATTTTTCATTACTTCCAAAAGGTTCGCCAAATTCATTAACATATACATATTCAGATTTTGCTATGCTATGTGTGGTATTAGCATAAATTCTACCTTTTAATCCTATTAAAACTTTATGTGTTTTATCAAATAGATTATTAAGTATAAATCCAGGATTTTCAGATACTATACCTGCTAAAGGTAAATCAGGGCTATATTTAGTAACTTCTTTAGAACCGCCAATTGATAAAATTGTTCCTGCTTCATAATCTCTATCAGATTCATAATATTCTGCAACGTCCGCATATTTTGCTTGTAAAGCAGTTCCGATAAAGTTTTCAGCGTGCATTTCTCTAAATTTATCAACTAAGTTACCTATTGTTGATGAACTTGCACCAGGTAAAAATCCTTGTGTAGTCGTTTTAATATAGTTATAATCAGAACTTCTTGCTATTAGTTTATTATTATCATCAACTCTTACATAATAATCGCCGTCAATTCCTTTTAGAAAATCAGCATTATGTGCTGTTCCTGTTGTAGTCATTGTATTAATAGCATTATCAACATAAATTTTAGGAACAGGATTATAATTTCCTGTTGGCAAAAATACCTTTTCATTATCAAATGCTATATAATCTTTTAGTGTTTGTTCTAATTTTGTATTAAGATTATCTCTATAATACTTAAGTGATACAGGGTCAGAATCTTTAGAAGGAGTCCAATCAACATTACCTGTATATTTAATATAAGATTCAGAATCAAAATCAGGAATTAAATCAAATTTTCTTATTCTATCCCAATATAAAGGTTGATTTGTAGGAACTTTTGCATAATTCTTATCAAGACCATCTGCCCTTTCTTTAGCAATAAAATAAGATTTCCTAATATCATCTAATGTTGGATTTTCTTTCGTTGAATAATAAACAATCTCGCCTTCTTGATACTCAATATTAGGTTGCCACTCAAATGGCTTATCATCTCTTAAAATTTGTAATATAGACCAAGCATTATCTATTTCTTTTTTGAGTTGATTAATAGCATTATTAAGATTATTTTCATTTAATAAATCGCCATTGAAAATATTTTTCTCTTTGATAAAATTGTAATATTTTGTTTGTTTAAAAAACTTTACCATAAATTCTAACCTTTTATAATTTTATAAAATCTTATTAAATTGAATTGATACAGAAGCAGATTGTATATTTTCAAAATTTACATAACTGAAACTGATATTAATTACTATTTTATTATATTCAGGAATTTCTTTTACTTCTATATCAGTAACTTGTATTCTTTTTTCCCATTTTACTAATGCACCTATAATATAAGTATTAATAATGTCTTTAGTGATATGGTCTATTGGTTCAAATATAATTCTATATAATTCACTTCCAAAAGTAGGCTTACCAGGTAAAGTTCCTATTCTTGTTGTTAATATATTTTTAATAGAATTTTTAATTGCTTCTTCATTATTATCAACTTGTTTTAAATCGTGATAATCATTATATAATTTTCTTTGCATTTAATTCCCTATATAACAATTCAGGACTATATTCATAATCTTCTTTATCTAAGATTAATCCTAATTTCTTTAATATATTTGATACTAATTCAGAACAGAAAAATTTATTTTCTGATTGTGATTTATTTGATTTTAAATGTAATAATTGAGATAGAAATATACCTTTTATATCATATTTAGAATTATTAATACTATAAAGATATTTTTCTAAGTTTTTATATTTTCTGCCATTAAATTTAATATCAAAATAATCATACTTATTAGACAAATTAGGATTAAGGGGTTTTATTACAACCCCTGTTCTAATATCTGAACTAATGAATAATCCACTAGATTTGAAAAAGCACTCAACGTGATAATATTCAGATTTTGTTATTTTCTTGATAATAAAAGAAAATATTTTAGAATATATATTATCATCAGGAATTTTCTGAAATGCTAGTGTAATTATCATTAGAAAACCTTATTATAGGTGGTCTAGTTCACTTGCTACTGATATTTCTTCAGTTCTACCAGGATTTGTTGGTGTTGGTATTTCTTCTCTTTCAGGATTAAGACCTGTATTTTTCTTTTTCTTGTTACCACGAGTTGAGCCACTTGTTTCGTCAGTAGTGCTAGAATCTTCTGTTGTTGAACTTGAAGTTATTGAAGTTTCAGATTTATTCAAATCTTCTTCAATTTTCTTAAGAGTTTTCTTATCTGATTGAATTTTAAACTCTGCATTTTTCTTTAGTAGTGATTTAATATCAGCAAGTGCTTGCTCTTTATCAACAAGTATAAAATCATCGCCATTAGGATTTTGAACTTTTAGTTTGTTACCTTCGATATGGTCGTAAAAATTAATCATTTAATTTCCTTTTATAATTTAATATTATATCTCTATTTATATATTTTTAGTGAGTATAATACTGATAATGTTATGACTGATTTTTATTAACCACCTTAAGACTTAATATTAACTGAATTTATTAAATTCTCTATTTGAATTATTTTATTTAAGTTTAAATTAAGTAGTTAATAAATTTAGGATTATAAATTCATTTTTAGACTTTTTATGTTTTTGCTGTAAGCAATGGTATAAAAAATTAAATTTAATGCATTTCTATTATAGAATTTTGTTGAAATTTGAATTTCTATCTGAATTTTATTAACAACTTAAATCAATCTTAAAATAGTAATAAAGAAGTTATAATCTAAGAATTGATTAAGTAGTTAATAAATTTAGGATATAAATTTAAATTTTTATATAAATCTCTATAATAGAATATCAAATAAATTCAAAAAAATTAAATTTTAATCTTAAATTTATTAACTACTTAAACGAAACTTAAAGAATTAAGATAGTATATCTGTAAGATAAGATTTCTTAAGGTTATTTTAAGTTGTTAATAAAAATAGGATAACAATTTATAAATTTAAATTTTTATATAAATCTCTATAATATAAATCAATAAAAATATTAAATTTAAATTCGTATGCAATTTTTATTAACTACTTAATCTGTTCTTAAACAATAAAACTAATTTAATAATTTAAGCAATCTCTAAGTAGTTAATAAAATCAAGATATTAAATTACTAATTTTATCTTATAAATAATTATATAAAAATAATAGGAGTTATAAATGGGTTTATATCGTGGTATAGTAGTTAATAATAATTCACCAACAAAAGACGGACGAGTTCAAGTCAGAATATTTGCTTTACACCCTGATGAAGTAAAAGACGCAGATTTGCCCTGGTCTGAAGTTATGCAAACAATTGAATATATTGGCTATCACTCAACAGATAAATTTGATTCTAATGAAAAATCAAATCCTACAAATCCATTAACTAGACAATCAGGTTCAAGACGTGCAGGATTTGGTAAAAATATTATATTAGAAATAGGAACTTGGGTATTTTGTGACCTAGACCACGATAATCCTAATATGCCTATTGTTGTTGGAACTATCGCTTCACATAATGAAATAAATCCTAATTCTAGTCCTACAAATAAGCATATCCTAGAAACAATATCAGGACATTATCAAGAATTTTCAGATACACAAGGTTCAGAAACTATTAGAACACATCATAGGTCAGGAACAGATATAACTTATATGCCTGACGGCACATTAAACACATATATTACAAAAGATGAATACACACATATACTTAAAAATTCATTGACTAAAGTAGAGCAAGATAAAGTAGAGATAATTAATAAAGATTATACAAGACAAATTCAAGGTTCAGATGTTAAACAAGTATCAGGCGACCAATTAAATACTTCATCAGGAATTTGTAGAATAACTGCTGATACTATATTCTTAAATTAAAAAGTTAAGGATTATTAATTGTTTAAAAATTTAAAGAGTTTAAAAATTTAAAGAGTTTAAAAATTTAAAGAGTTTAAAAATTTAAAGAGATTGAAATGTATTATACTATTAATGATATATTAAGAATTTATAATAGAAATAAAAATAAATTTAGAATTCAGAATAAAGATTTTACTTTTTATGATAAAATTTTTCAAGAATTGCAATATCTTGTTAAAATGATTAATAAATGTGAAAAATCAAAATCAGAAGAAAATAAAAATTTATTAATTAAATATTATAGAGAATTTGATGAATTTCAAATAAAATATCCTGAAATTTTAGTTTAATTTAAATTATACCACTACACAAGATGATTAAATTGTTGAATTTGAGTTGGATAATATCTACCATTTTCAATATAAGGTGTTTGCGTATATTTCTTTAATCTATCATTTAATTTAAAAACTTTAAAATTTAAATCTAATTCCATTTGTATAGTATTAGTTTCTTTTTCTACTAAAATAAGATTAGAATTTTGAAGTTTAATATTTTCATTAGTAGTTAAACAAATTTTATATTTCTTATAATAAAATCCAAAGTAATAAATTTTACCTATTTCATTACTTAATTGTAGTGCGTGTTCCCTATTTCTTACCATAAAGAAACAAGCATATTTAGAATTTTCTGCTTCTAATAATGGTAAATTTGTGGCATACTTATTATAAGTTTTGATAGAATCATCAATAAATCTACGTTGTAGTAAATATGTGTCATTAGGTGTAGCAGGTTTAGTTATATTAACTAAATATTTTCTTAAATTATCGGGTAATTCATCATAATTAACTAATAATGGATTAGGAATATCAAGATAAAAATGAAAAGGTGGTTTTGCTAAACAATATATATCACAATTTACACCATTATTGTCAAGTGCTGTTAAAAAGTGATTATACATTTCTATTGAATAGTAAGGGTCTAGTGTTATCATTAATATATCCTTTATGTTTATATTTATACTAGACCCTAAGTCTAATTACACTAATTAAAGTTCAATAGAATTAATTTTATCTATTATATAATTAGGATTTTTAAGAATTTTACCTATATAAGGTATTAATTTATCAGAACAAGAGTTAATCTCTACTATATCTTTAGTAAATCTAATTGGTGTATTATCGCCATATGGTGCTAAATTCCAAAGAACTAATTTAACATTAGGATTTACATTATTTTTATACTGATTATAATATTTTTGCAAAGAACTCTCGCCGTATAATTCCATATCAGTAAATATAAAAATTGTATCTACTAAAGTTTGAGTTCTGATTAATTCTTTTAATGGTTCTTCTGCATATGTTCCACCGCCATTACAACTTCTATTCATTAGAAAATCCATTGGATTTGCAACAACAAATTTGCAGTGACTAGCCCACGTATAAGCAACTGATTTATCAGACATTAAAATAGATGTTAAAACTTTACCATATTTAAATGGTGTTCCGTCCATTGAGCCTGATTCATCAAGACAAAGTGCATAAACACCATCTAATTCAAGTTGTTCTGCTGATATTTTCATACAATAAAACAAAGTTTTTGTTAATTCTCTTAGTTTAAATTGGTCGAATTTAATATCTTGAATAGACTCCATACAATCATAAAATCTAAATGGCAAAATCATTGATTTTTGAATTTGATTTTTATCTTGTATTCTCTCAATAATATAATCATATAATTCAGGTGATTCTGTTAATATTTTTCTTATGTTTTTAATAAGAGCCATATATCCTAAATCTTTGATGTTGTCAAAAGTATATTTAACTTTGCCTGCATTTAAAGTTTGTGCTGTGTTGATATTAGGTAGTCTATCTTCAATAATTGCCTTATATACATCATCTAAACCTTGTTTATCAAATTTAAACTTATTTGGATTAGGTCTTGATAGTTTAACTATATCTTTAAGTTTAACTTGATTATTGATAGATGTGTATTTTTTAAATTGATAGAGATTAAATTTATTCTCTAAACAATATTTCATAGCACGTCTAAGTGAATTTGCTCTTCCTGATAGTGCAAATTGGTCGGTCATATCATCTACTCTTATAAAAGACCTAATTAGCATTGGTTTAAGATATTTTTCAGATTTAGCAGTTTTAATAAGATAGTTTGCTAATACCTTACTAATATATCTAAATCCTAATTCTTCTCTTAAGAATATTACAGATTTAGCGATAAATTCTTTATCTAAATTATCAAGGAGTTTAAATAAATTTTCTTGAACTTGTTTGTTTGATTTATAGTAATTATCTGAATTATTAAGACAATTCATTACTATACTAAGAAAAGTATTATATGAATTTGTTCTTTTAAATGCTTTTCCGCCTGCTATATTTGTGACTGCTTCAGATGAAGTTGTTTTATTCAATGCTGACATTATCATACTCCTATTAAAAATTTGTATTATTATATCATAAATTAACTAAATTTAAACTTATAAAACAATGTAAAATACTGAAAAAAAGACCCTAACAATCGTGAATTAGGGTCTTGACTTCATTAGAAAGGAGGAGATAAGATGAAATACGCCTTGATGATAAAATCAAGAGTAAGTGGTCTAATGTTTTTATATAAAATTTCGTAACCCTAAAATTTTAAAACTACATCTTTTACAATGTAGAAATATATAACGTAAGTTCTTATGTTTATTGATAATAAAAGTGATGTAATTACTCTTATCAATTCATCAAAGAACATATTTCATCAACGACATAAATGCCACGAAAAGAACAGATAGTTTGATTTAAGGCTTGAACTATCAAAAAGCCATAACAAGAAAGGTAAAAAATGGTTAGCAAAAACTTATCAATTAGATAAGTTTCTTATCATAGATAAAGAAACCTTAATGATAAAATTAAGTGAAAAAAGTTTATCAGTTCCCAATATTGATGTAATTTCACTTTACAATTCATTAAGGTTCTACTTCCAAAAATCAAGGATAAGAAACTTATCATAAAATCAAGACCTTGTTAATTCAAGGTCTTGTATAAACATTTTATTCTAAGTTTTGGATAACCCTAGAACTCCTTAACTTCCTTTTTATGTTTGTATTATAACATTAATAAACTTAAAAGAACCTTAAAATTTAAAATATTTATAAATTTTACAAAATCTATAATATCTCTTTTGTTTTTGCATATTGCAACAATGCCAAAGCGTGTGCTTCACGCAATTCTTGAATATCTATTTCTACCTTTGAATAATCAGCCATTACCCATATTGTTTTTGTTTGTCCTAGTGTTTCACTTGCTATAATAGCGTCACACATATTTTGTCTTGCTTCTGAATTTGCGTCAAATACATTACCTTTAGAAGTAGTAACAACTAATTTATTGATTTCTTGTTTAAGATTAAATTCAGTTCTTTTAGGTTCTGTATAATTTTTAATCTCGTGCTTATAAATCAATTCTTTTAGTTCTTGTTCTACATCATTACTGATATTATTAATATCTAAAGTATAAGGAATCCAACCTAAATTTTTATAATTTAATTCAAAATCTACCCTTGTTTGGGAAGGATTTGAAAATCTAACATTTCTTAAATCTGCTTTATTATACATTACAATATCCTTAAAAATAGTGCTTTATTATTTTCAAGGTTGCCACATTGTCGCCAAGTTCCTATCATTGATGAACCTGTTGAAGTTCTAAGTTTAGAACCTTGTATAATATCATTAAAAATTGTAGTATCTGATGTTTCAAATATACCATAATATCCGACATCGCCTGCTACACCTGTTACAATAGATTCAATAAATTGCTCTTTTGTTGGTTTAATTTCGATATTACCTGAACCTACAATATTATTGTTATTGATAGTTTTAAGTTCTATATTGCCTGTTCCTTTAAGTGAAACATTATTAATAGACTTAATAAGAAAATCTGCTGTATTTAATTTTTCATTAAGTTTTTCGGCAGTTTCAGTTGATACAGGTTTATTTAAGTCTTTTGTTAAATCTATTTTTGTTAAATTTTGTTCTAATAAATCAACTCTATCTTTTATTGTTCCTAGTAAATCTGATAATTCAGTTGAACTTGACAAAGCCTTTAAATCTGAAATAACAGATTGAATATCTTTAATATATTGAACTAGATTTATAAAATTTGTATCTAGTTCTAAATATGTAAGAGTATCAAATTTAGTTTTTAATTCTAAATTTCTACTCTCTTTTAAAGCAGGAACATTATTAGAAGAATCAAGTGTTCTTAATGTTATTTTCATATTTGTTGCCTACAATTCAATATATTTAAACTATTTATCTTTATCAGAATTATTAGAGTTCATTATATCTTTGATGTGTTTATTCTTACCAAATACATCAAGAACAATATCATTTCTCTTATCATCTAATACATCTTTATTATCAAAAACTTTTTTTGTCTTTGTTTTTGGTTTTTCAATACCTTCAGCACTATCAGACGTTTCACTTTTTTCAACGTTTTCAATATTCTCTGTCTTTTCTGTGTTTTCTTTGATATCAAAAATTGGCTGTTTTTTAGGTTTAGATTTGCTTGAACTTGAATTGACATTTTTTTTAAGTTTAGTATTTTCCTTTTCAAATGCTATGTATTCTTTAGCAGTCAATTTCTCGCCGTTTATCATTACGTGAGTAGCAATACCTTTTTTACACATTTCAAGAGTGTTATACCAATATTCTTTACCTTCAAACATATCTTCTATCTCTTTATCAGTAAAGAAATTTGATAATAAATCTCTCATCCAAATTTTATATTGTTCTCTTTGGAATTTATGTTGTTTATCGATATCAGACGCTTTGCCCCAATATCCACCACTCCAATCGTGAAACATTATCATACTTGTTCTGTGTGCTATACGTTCTGTTCCTAGTAGAAACATTAAAGCACCTGCTGAATATCCGTGATTGTCTAATATAGTAAATGTTCTATTTTGAAAATAATTCTCAATTACATTTTGAAATCTTTGTAAATCTAGCAAATATCCACCTGGACTTGAAATTCTAACTTCAAGTGTATCGTAAGACTCGCCATCATACAAAGTATCAAATATTTCATCTAATTTTGCGTCATCAAATTCATTTATAAAAAGACGATAATTATAAGTTACCATACCATCTTTTCTAAAAAGATTATGATCTTTTGAAGTTACAACAGTAGTAGTGGCGTTTTTTATATCACGACCTTGTCTACTGATGTTTTTATAAATTTTCATTAATACTCCTTATTAAATTATTGAATTATATATTATTTACATTTAAAATTTGTCAAAAAATACTATTTTATAAAATTTGCCAACTCTACGCAACAAGCAGATAAAGTCAAATTTTTATCTCTTACATTACTTGATTGAAACTGATATTTAGCAATAGTTAATAAGATTTGTGGTCTTGCTGACTGATTAAATTGATTTAAATTCTTATACATATATGTATAAAAAGAATCAGGATTTGTAACTAAATATGTTTCTTTTAATATTTCATCAAAGTTCTTATTTTTTATTTGTAAAATAAGATTATCGAATCCATCTAGTTTTTGAATTTGAGTTAAATCAACCTTAAGTGTATTATTAATTACAGATTTTTGTATAAATCCTACCATACCACGAACAGATGGATAATAAGTATTGATAATAGGTATCAAATCTTTTTTATCATAACTTACTTTTTCTGTATCTAATATAAAGCATAATCTATTAAAAATTTGTTTAATTAATGATTCTCTATTTTGTTGTCCGTAGAATTCATCAAAATCATAAACTTCAAATCTGTTAATAATAGCAGGTATAATTTTATTGATATAGTTGCAAGTTAAAATAAATCTGCAATTTCCTGAAAATTCTTCAATAAATCCACGTAATGCTTGTTGTGCTGAATCTGAATATCCATCGCATTCGTCCATTATAACAATTTTATGATTATCATCAAAAGACTTATAACTTGCAAAATTTTGTATAGTTGTTCTTACACTATCAATACCATTATTTAAAGAAGCATTTAAAAATAATGTTTCTAATCCTGATTCTTTGGCAATAGCATTAACACAACTTGTCTTACCTGTTCCAGGTGTAAAAGAACAAAACAACATATTAGATAAATTTTTAGTATCTACTTGATGTTGCAATTTAGTCTTAACTTCATCAGGCAATATTATATCTTGAATACGTTGTGGTCTGTATTTCTCGTAATATAATTGTTCTTTATCATTTATAATCATCTTATCGCTCCTTATATTTTATTACTCAACTACATCAACACAATCTTTAAACAAAAATTTAAACTCTTCAGGCAATGCTTCATAAAGTTTATATGCTAAATTTCTTATCTCAAAATGTGCTGATTTAGATGTTCTAAGTTTTAGTAAATTTCTAAGTGACCTTACATTAATACTAAATGTTAAATCTGTTTTATAGCATTCAGGCAATGCGTATTTAATCAAATCTTGCGTAACATTATAATTCACTGCATTATTAACTAATCGTCTTACATTTTCTAGTGCTTGAATAGAACATTCATCAACATTATTATTATCTGTAAGATTGATATATTTGCTTGCACGTTCTTTATCTTTAATAGTAAATTCAGATTCATTTCTTAATTCTTTTAGTGTGTATCTAGTTGATTTAACACTATAAGAAGCAAGGCGGTGTCTTGTAAGTTCCATAAGATTAAGTCTTGATATACCTTGTATAAAGAAGTTAAATACGCAGTGTTCCGAAGTTGAGTCGTGATGTGCTTGCAACACCACACGTTTTATTAAATCTAAATCTTTTTCGCCAAGATTATCAGATTTATCGTGTGAATCCCAACAAGTCCTTATAGCAGTATTAATTACTTCCAAAGGCGTATAAGATAGTAGTTTAACTTTAAAATTCATTATTGTACCTTTTACTTAGTTTTTAATTTATTAATTTCTTCTTGCATAATTGTATCAAAATTTTGTGGTTTTGTTTTGTTAATTTTTGATTGTTTAATAGGATTATCATTTATTTCAGATTTTTGAATTTCAGCAATTTTAGCGTTATCTTCTTGTTCTGTATTAAATTGCGTATATAATGATAATAATGTAAATAACATTTCTTTTCCTTTATTAAAAATTTAAGATATTATAACAATTCTAATATTAAAAATACCTTATACTATTTGTGTTATTCATCAATAATAATCATATAGCAGTCATCGTCAAAATGATTATAAAATTCATTTAATACTATTCTATTTGTATCAAAATCTGTCATCGCATTTGATAAAATTGTGTTTAATATGATTGTTTTGGTGTTTGTATAAACCCTTAAAATAACTTTAAATTTTGATATTGCAAAGGTAATGCAAATATCTTTATCTGCTTTTAATGTATTGTTTTCAATTCTTTGTATCATTAAATTTATAGCATTTTGAATTTTCTGTTCTATTTGCTCTTTTGTAAGTGATGTTCTAAATCTTATACGTTTAATTATGCTATGAACGTCTGAATGCTTAATTGTTATTGAATAATCTTTATGGCTAAGATTTAAAACTTTATCTTTGTTCTCTTTATGTTCTTCATTTAGATTAAAATTCATAATATTTAATTTCCCCTTCATCAATAAAATCAATATTTTTAAACTCGCCGTCTTCTTTACATTTATTTACTCTTTTTGCATAATATCTATTATGATATTCAGATATAATTCCTATATCATATTGATTATATGAGTGTGAAAAATTTTCAATTTCATATGTATTATCAAAAGAAAGTAATAATCTAATGTGTTTCTCTGATTGTGTAAAGAAATATCTATTTTTATTATATTCTACAATAAAGAATTTATCTTTAATCTCTTTAAAGTCTTTACATTTATCTAATAGATTTATAACATCAGATTTTTTAAATTTATTTTTATTAAAATAAATTTTGCGTGATTTGTAATATATTTTCATCTTATATCCTTTGTTCTTTTGATTTATAAGAGAATTATATCAGATTATATCTTAATTAAAGTTTAAGTAAAACTGATATAATTCTTAAATTAGTAATTTAGTAATTCTTGATAATTAAATGTTTTGAACCTTTGGTAACTTGCCTACCTTTTATATTAATAGAATAATTTTTATCATATGAATCTACTATATAATCTTTGTATAATTCTTGTATTATATCGCAATCATTTATAATCAGTAAGCATTTAGCAGAAGTTGATTTAAAGAAGTCTGATAATTCTTTTTGAGAATTATTATCAAAAATAGATTTATCATCATTGCCATATACATTATTATTAGTATCAACATATGGTGGGTCTAGGAATATAAAATCATCTTTATTAGGTTTAATCAAATCAAACAAAGATTTATAATCTAAATTATAAATTTCAGTATTTTGTAACAAATCTGAATGTTGTTTAGTTAATACTTTTCTTGAAAAACTTGAATTATGTGAATGGTGTATTTAAATATCCTTTAGAATTATAACGCATTAATCCTGACACAACTAATTTATTAATATAATAATATAGTGTTCCTTGTGAATACTCTCTATCTCTAATACCATTAAACATATCCCTAAGTTCATAAAATTTTGTATGGTGTAAATCAACACTATAATTTTTAACTAATTCATCAAGTTCAGAACTTATTGTATTATAATCAAATTTAACAGATTTATAACACTCTATCAAATTTTTATTTAAATCATTAATAATAGCAGATTTTGGTTCTAAATACCAAAATACTGCACCACCACCTACAAATGGTTCTATATATCTATTAAAATTATTTGGTATATGGCTAAGGAAGTTTTTAATTTCCCTAGCCTTACTGCCTGAATGCTTTAAAAATGGTTTCATTTAGCACAACTTTTATAATCTGCTTTATACCATAATTTCATTGCTTCAGGTGTTTTAAATTTAATCCATTTTTTCTTTTCAGGATTATATGCACCTGTTCTTGAATCTATTTCTTTAAATGTTTCAATCATTGCTTTAAATAAATCAAATTCGCAATAAGAATTATCAAGATTTAAAAGCATATATCTAATTGATTTATAGAGATTATATAGATTTTCATAACTAAATTCTTTACTTAATTCATCTCTAAGTTTAATGATATAATTAAAATCTATCCATTCACGAATTTCGTTTTCATAACTTAAATCTTTTAATTCAACTTTAACAGAATTAAAACTAAATACAAGAATATCGCAAAGTGCGTCTATTTGTTCGTAAATATCTAGTGCTGAATAATATTCTTGGATTTCTTCATCTGTTAAATTAATATAATTAGATTGTTGCATTTCATAAGTAAGACTTCTTTTATTCATCCAATTCTCTAACATTTGTGATAAAATATACATTTCTTCACTAATAGTCATATTAATGCTCCTTTAAATAAATTGATAGAATTATATATAATTAATACTTAAATTTGTCTTAAGAAATCTTTAAATTTTTTCTTAATTATAATTTTATGCAAGGTATTCCTGCATTTTCTAGGAACTTAATCCCACCTTTGTGATTATGAAGTATATCTTTATAATATACTTTTTCTACACACCCTAAATATACAATTAATGAAGCACATCTTATACAAGGTGCATATGAAACATAAAGATTATATCTTTTTGTTAAATCTGCTTTAAGAAGTGCTGATACTTCAGCGTGAATTACATAATCATAAGTATTATTATTATTTTCATCACGCATTGGTAAATTGTTAGGTGCTTGATTAAATCCTTCATAAGTTTTTTGGAATTCTTCCAAAGGTTCTAATACACACCCAACTTTTCTAATATCTTTTGAGTGACTTGCTACATAATCTAATTTTTCAATACTAATCATATATTAATACTCTTAGAGATTTCTAAAATTCTTTGATAATCATCTGCTTCTAGTTTATCTTGTCTTAATTCTTTAAATCTAGGGTGCAATAATGAATAAGTATCAGAATTCTTAGATTTTGATAATGCAGTTGCAATTACTGACATTATACGACCTAATAATTCATCTTGATTATTAGTTATATAATCTAGTGTTAAATCATCAAATCCGCTACATTGTCCTACTACTAATCCGTCTGATGATTCAAACATTACTGCACCAACTTTATCTGCTCTTTTACCATTTCCCTTAGTAAATCCTGTAATTTTAACATCTACATCAAATTCAGGTTTAATCTTTATTTGATATTTAGAAGTTTTATTTTCAAATTTAGTTTTAAGGTCTTTTAAAACACCACCTTCTTCGCCTTGCTCTATCCATTTTTTAGTAATACTAATTACTTCATTTATATTACTAACTTGAACTGATTTAACTAATTTAAGATTTTTATTATCTAAAGTATTAATATAATTAGATAAATTGCTAAATCTCTCAACATATGGTGTATCTGAATAACAATTTGAAAATTCATCTAATTCAAGATAATCCCACATATAAAAATCAAGTTCATCAGGAACAGATAAAGAATTTAAAATTCCATTAGATTCATATCTATCTTTTGCATTAGGAACTAATAATTCGCCTATATATGCACCATCAGGCAATTTTTCAAATAAATTAAACAAGTAAGGATATTCATAAGATTCGCCACTTCTTGAATAACAATCAACTCTATTATTATTTTTGATAAATGTTCTAAATGTTCCGTCCATTTTTACTTGTAGATAAGCAGGATAAGATATATTTTTAACTTTATCCATTAGACTACAACGCATATATGGAAGTTCAAAGATTTTATCAGAATCTGAAACTATCTTATTAAACTCTTTTACACCTACACCTATTCTTAAATCTCTATCAATAATACATTTTAAGACTTTTTTATTATCAGGATTTAAAGAATTAAATAGATTCTCTAAATATCTAATTGCATTATTGCCTGTATATGTTCTATCACACAAAAGTTTTAAGTCTTTTATGCACTCTTCCAACGATATTTCATCAATAAACACATCAGGTTCATAATTTACTTGGGAACAAGTAATACCATATGAATATTTAACTTTATCGTAAGCGTGTTGAAACACATCAATAAAAAGTCTATTGTCTTTATATTTCTCTAATACAGATTGTTTATGCAATCTTGAATTAGAACTATTAAATTCATTAAGTATATCTATAACATTAGTCATTTATAATCCTTCTAATTTAAGAATCTAAATTATTAAAGAATTTATATGTTTCTGCTATATCTGCATAATCCAATTCATTTAATATTTTTCGTTCATCTGCTCCATAAGAATCGACAAATTCAATGATTTGATTTTCTGAAGCGTCTATATCAAATTCATCTAATGCGTCTGTAACTGACTCAATTGCTTGCAAACGTTCTGCTGATTGTTTTTTAGTCATTTTTGTAAATTTCATTTTATAATCCTTCTAATTTAATGAATTAATGGATATTAGCAAAATATTTGTAAGATTCTGCTATATCTGAATATTCAAGAAAATTTAAAATATCCCAATCTTCTGCACCATATGAATCAACAAATTCATTAATTTGATTTTCATTAATTTCTATATCAAATTCTTCAAGTGCTTCAGTAACTGATTCGATTGCTTTAAATCTCTCTGCTTTTTGTTTTCTAGTAAGTTGTTCCATTTTATAATCCTTTTGATTGTAATTTCTTTTGTATTCTTATATAAGATTCTAAATCTTTAACAAATTCTGCAAGTGAATGTTTAAATTCATTTTTAGTATATTTGCTAAAATTTTCAGATTCTGCAAAACTTTTAAATTCATCAGATATTTCTAATTCAACAATAAAATTATAAGTTATATTAGTTGTTTTAAAAACACCTATCTTTTCAACTGATTTGACACTTAGGCTTAATCCGTCAATTATGCCTTCAAACTTCCAATAATAAGACAATGTTGCCTTGACATATATTTTAGTAATTACACTTGTCATATTTTCATTTAACTCCTTATCAAAATTTGAAGTAATTATATATTATTAAATATTAAATTAAGATTAAGAATATCTTAAAATTACCTTAATTTAGTTAAATTTGTCGATAAAAATTTAATATAAATAACAATATGAATTCTTTATATGCTTGGAGTTTAGGCAACCTAAGACTTAGACATAGAGTTTTAAAATCTTAGCGATTTTATGTGATATTCAAATTTATTTTAAAGGAAATAAAAATGGGCGAATTATTGTCACCTGGTGTTTTGGTTCAAGAAATAGACCACTCAACTATTGCACCATCAGTTGCAGGAACTTCAGTTGCATTTGCAGGTAATTTTACTAAAGGTTTTGTAGATACTGCTGTTCTAGTTACATCTTATCAAGAATTTGTAGATAACTTTGGTAAGCCAACTAAATCAAATTTTAATGATTGGTATCAAGTTTATAACTTTTTACAATACGGAAATAAAATTTATGTTTCTCGTGCTTGTGATTTAAATGGAACACTAAAAGAAACAGGATTGCAATTTGTTTCTAAACAATCAGAACTTAAAGATACTATAATTCCTTATGATATTAAATTTAAATCTGTTTCAGGTAAAGATGTTGTTTTTGAGATAAATGGCGAAAATTTGCCACAACCTAATGAAGAAATATCGATTGAAGGTGTGCCTAGTAAAGTAATTGCAAAAACTATTTCAAATGATACAGAATACAAAATTACATTTAATGTTGATATGGAAAGTAAAAATCTTACTGAATCATCTGTATTTAATAAAGTTATACCTGCTAAACAACTACACGGAAATATAGCAAGTTTCAAAGGAACTAATGTATTTGAAATAGGCTCTAAATTTGCATTTTCTAATGAAGTTACAGACCATAAATACGAAATTCAAACTTTAGATACACAAGTTCAAAATGGTGTTAATTTTGTTGTAGTAACATATAAAGAAACAGAAGATGATGAATTTGTAATTCCTGATACAATTTTAGCAAATGCACCTGTTTATAAACTAAACTTTACACAAAATGCACTAGCAGAAATTCCTGGAAGTTCTTATACAGGCAGTGCTTATGATATTAAAGAATATGATAAACAAGACCATATTATAACAAATCAAGCAGTTTTTGAAGATAGTGCAACTATACCATTTGCTTTTGAAACATCTAAAGTTAAAGTGATTGCAAAATATCCTGGATTGGACGGCAACTATATTGATGTTGCTATTGCAAATCCTGAAGATTTTAAAAAAGGTAAATTTGTTAAAGACGGCATAGCACTTGATGATTTGTTTGAGTATTATCCATCAGCAGGCACATTTGGACTAATTGTTCTTTATAAAAATCAAGTTCAAGAAGTTTATACACTCTCACTTGATGAAAATTCTAAAGATTCTAATAATAAATCTAATTATATCGAATCTATTAATAGAACATCAAGTTATATTTACGTAAAAGTAAATGAAGCAAATCAAGATAAATCAATTAAAAGTTCTCTTGATAAAGAAATTATAAAACTTACAAATGGAACAGAATCTGAACCTGGATTAGATGATATTGATAATGCTTATAAAGTATTTGAAAATGCTGAAGAAATTGATATTGATATTCTAATTGCTAATGAGAAAAATCCTAGTTCTGCCATTAATATTGCTGAACTTAGAAAAGATTGTGTTGCTATTGTTGGTTGTCCTTTTGAAACTTCAGTGGGTCTTAAAGCAAATCAAGCAACTTCAAAATCAGTTCAATTTAGAAATGATTTGAATGTTAATAGTTCTTATATTTTCTTAGTTTCTAACTATAAGTATCAATATCTAAATGAAATGGACGCTTATAAATGGGTCAATTTTGCAGGCGATGTTGCAGGTCTTATAGTTCAATCAACTGAAACTAGGGAAGCGTGGTATGCTCCAGCAGGTTTAAATCGTGGATTGCTTAAAAATGTTAAGAAAATTGCATTTAGCCCTTCACAAGGACAAAGAGATACACTTTATAAATCAGGAATTAACCCTATTACAATCTTTACAGGTCAAGGTTGTGTTCTTTGGGGTCAAAAAACACTACTTGATAAGCCGTCAAGTTTTGATAGACTAAACGTAAGACGTTTGTTCTTGGTTCTTGAAAAATCATTAAGCAAAATGAGTAAATACTCTCTATTTGAGTTTAACGATTCATTTACAAGAAATTACATTACATCAACAATTAATCCATATCTTGCTACAATTAAAGCAGGACGTGGCGTTCAAGATTATCTTGTTATTTGTGATGAATCTAATAATACACCTGATATTATTAGTAGAAATAAACTTGTTATTGATATCTACATTAAACCTACATATGTTGCAGAGTTTATTCATTTACATTTTATCAATAGCGGAACTTCTGATTTTAAAATAATTACAAGTTCTAATTAATTAAACTAATTATAAAGAGTGATTGGGTTTTCTCAATCACTCAAATTATTCTAACTACATTATATTAACTAATAAATACACTTATACAAAAATACATAAGGTATTAAATGGAATTTTCAAAATATGGCTTAGTATTAGGTAAATGTGAATATCCATTTCCTTATATATTTAAATTAGGAACACCAAAAATAAAATTAAATATAAAATCAAAACCTATATACAATCACGAAAAAATACATTTTAATCAATATAAAAGAGATAATTTTCATATTTTAAAATTAATATTTTCAAAACAATATAGATTAGAATGTGAATTAGAAGCATATACAGAACAAATAAAATATTTTAATTTAAAATCATTAAATTCAACAAAATGGATAATTAAAAATATTATTGATAAACACAAGATAAATATAGATAGAAATTATATAAAAAAGAGAATTAAATATATTCTCAAAAGACGAAAATATATCAAATTTTAGGATTTAGGATTATGTATAAACACACTTTTTACGATGAAATTTTTAGAGATTATGCCTTAAAAGATTCTGAATTAGCAACAGAAACAAGAATTAATGCTTTTCCTAGAAAACTTAAAAAAGAAGCAAATGATATTTATAATAGACTTCAAATTATAGCAGATAAACCTTGTTTAGATTGGATAGATATTGAATTTTATGAAACAGGCGAGTTAGTTCAATATGAAAATAAGAAATATATAGCATTAAAAGACAATCAAAATAAAAATCCTAAATTAAAAACAGATTTTTGGCAAGAAATTAATATAAGAGATTTTACAAATTTTTATGCAGAAAACTATTTAGCAAAAGATAATCAAATTGAATATAATCCTGAATTAACACAACACGGCGAATTATCAAATGAATTCCACCCTGTAACAATTAAATATCTTAATGAAAGAATTAGGTGGAGTTTAGAGAATATTAAAGTTGCAAATGCTGATAGATTAGACGGAAAAGATTATAAGTGGTTTGCAAGTAAAGAAGAATTTGATAAACTACACGAAGACGCAGTTTTACATTCAGAAGTAGTAGATAATTTAACAACAGACAATAAATTTAATCCTTTATCAGCAAAACAAGGATTAGAATTAAAAAAATTAATTGATAGAATTAATGAAATTTTAACTTCAGATGATGTAAGTTTAGATGAACTTCAAGAAATAGTTAATTTTATTAAGAAAAATAGAGAAAAATTAGATACTTTAGGAATTAATAATGTAATAGGACTTCCTGAAAAATTACAAGAATTAACAAATGTATCATCAAATGCAGTTCCTAAAGATTGGTGGAATTCTGATACATTTAGACAAAGAGTTGTAGCAGTTTCAGGCGATGGTTCAGGTATTGACGCAGATAAATTAGACGGACTACATAGAAAAGATTTTGTAACTAAAGATGAATTTACAAAATCATATATTACACAAATTTTAGCAACAACACCAGGTGCAGGTTCAGGATTAGACGCTGATAAATTAGACGGACTTCATTCAACTTCATTTCTAAGACGTGATATTAATGATACACCTAGTATGGATAATATATTTGATTTAGGTTCTACTACTGCAAAATGGGCTAATATATATGCTACAAATTTTCAAGGAACATCATTACGTGCTAAATATGCCGACTTAGCAGAAAAATATAAAACAGATAAGAAATATAATTTTGGCACTGTATTAGGGATTGATGAAAAGGGCGTTATTACTGAATTTAAACGTAATATGAAATTAATAGGTGTAGTATCAGAAAATCCTGCACTTAAACTAAATTCAGAATCTGATGGCTGTTATGTAGCACTTAAAGGATTAGTTCCTGTCAATGTAAAAGATATAACTAAAGTTAATATATCTGATTATATTATTGCAGATGATAACGGATATGGCATAAGTGTAAAAGATTATGATTTTAATCAATCTAAATTAGTTTTAGGTATAGTTGTAGAAATTAAAGATAATAAAGTTTATATTAAAGTATAAAGAAAGTAAGGATTTATGATGAATTATGAACTATCATCTAAACATAAATTTATTTTAAAACAAAATTTAGATAAATTTAAACAATATTATAATATTAATTCTATTGATGAATTAGATAATATAAGAAATTTAGATAAATCATTTATTATTTCTAATGATAATTATAATAAAATCTTATCTGATATAAATTCTTTATTTAATATAAATCTTAAAAAATTAAATTTTGATTATCTTGGATATGATGTAAAAGATAAATCTCAAAAATATTATAATATTATAGAAATACTAGATAATATTAAATTTAATAATACAACAGGCGAAAATGGATTTTTACTTAGCAATTTTGATTTTAATAATATATTAAATAATCAAGATTTGTTTTACCATTTTGGAAGTCCTAGTTGTAAGGAACAATTTATTGATAAACAAAATTTATTTAAGAGAATGATTTTATCTAGTATAGATGTTATTCAATATTGTAAAGAAAATAATAAAAAATTGATATTTGCTAGTTCGATGGGTGCAAAAGAATTTAATATTGAAATTCAGTCAGAAACAGATGAAGTTATACATAACGTCGGAGCAATAGCAAATTCATATGATTATTCTTATTTATTAAAAACGTTGCCTAGTTCAGATAATTTGCAAGATTTATACAATACTTACAAGAAAATAATAGAAGATTTAATTATAGAATATTTAGATAATTATATAATTTTAAGAATCCCTAGAGTTTATGATAAAAAATCTAAAAAAGGATTATTAAACCCTAATAACACTGATTTTGATTTAGACAAATACCTAGATTTTATAACTTTAAATGATTTTAAGAAAGAAACTGAATATATTATTAATTCTAATTATAATGGTATATATGAATATAAATGTATTCAAACTAAGAAAATTAAAGATATATTAAAATCTTATAGAGATTAGAGATTAAAAATTAAATTAACATAAATTTAAGTATAAATAAAGTATAATAACTAATATTAAGTAAGAAAACTAAGGAATAAAATTAAATGTTTTTGTTAGAAAAATTAAAAAAGACTTTTTTAAAGCAACCTTCACAACAACCTTTAAATGTAAGTCCTAATAAAATTCAATCAGACCTAACTAATACAGATGATTATCTTGTATATAGGTCATTTTTCGATTCTGAATATAATAATCTAACAGGAGCATTAAATTCAGCACAAGTTTATAAGCAAGCAGAAAAAATTGATTTATATAGAAAAATAGCCGAATATCCTGAAGTATCAGACGCAATAGATGAAATAGTTGATGAAATTTGCTATACACAAGACCTAGAAGAATTTTTAAAAATAGAATGTGATACTGATAATAAGCAATTAGACAATGCAATAGTTGAATCTTTTGAAGAAATTTTAAAATTGATGAATATAGATAAAAACATTTATGATTTAATTAGACAAATTTATATAGACGGACAAGGTAATATATTATGTGAATATCACGAAGGCAAGTTGGTAAATTTAAAATATATAGACCCTAAATATCTTACTTTTGATTTTGAAAAGGGTGTTTATAAATATGTAGATGAATATAATAGTTTATATTTGACAAGAGTTTTACATAACGGACAACAAAGAAATTATAGAAAGACAACAACTGACGCAGAAGTAATAAATGAGTATAATATTGATGAAGTAGTGCATATAGATTTTGGAAAAATAGACAATAAGGAAGGTTTAATATTATCTTACCTTGAAAGAGCAATAAAACCTGCAAATATGCTTAAGACACTTGAAGATTTGTTAATTCCGTTAAGATTTTCACGTTCAATATCAAGGCGAGTATTCAACGTAGATGTATCAGATTTGCCAACTTCTAAAGCAGAAATGGCAATGAAAAAAATTCAAGAACAATTTAAATATAAGAAATTTCTAAATACTGAAACAGGCGAAGTTACCAATCAACAACATATTACAGGTATGGTTGAAGATTATTGGTTTGCTAATAGAAACGGACAAAAAGGAACTTCTGTTGATACAATTGATGAAACAGGTAACTTAGGCGAATTAGGCGATATTATGTATTTCTATAAGAAACTTTATCGTTCTTTAGGAATACCGACAAATAGAATTTCAACATCTGATGAAGATAAGAATTTTGATTATGATTCTAGCCAAATAACTAAGGAAGATTTTAAATTTTACCTATTTATTAATAGATTAAGAAAAATATATATTGATATGTTTATTAATATTTTGAAAAGACACGTAATAACTAAAGGTATTATGAGTGAAGACGAATTTAATCAATATAAAGACAAAATAAAAATCTTTTTCGTTGGCGAAAACTATTATTTAGAGCGTATGAAACTTGCTAATTTTGAGAAAAGATTAAATGTATATTCATCTGCTAGAGATTATTCAGGAACATTATTTAGTGTTGAATATCTATATAAAAATATCTTTAAATTTGATGATGATGAAATTAAAGAAATGATGACAGAAATTCAAAAAGAAAAGAAAAATCCGTTGTTTAAACATTTATATGAAGAACCTATGGATTTTCAATAGTTCTCAAATTTATAAAATTTAAGGATTAATAAATTTATAAAAATTAAAAAGTTATATAAGGTATAATTAATATGGCAAAACAAGATACTATGCAAAATGTTTATAAACCTTTTCATCACTTAAAATTAGGCAAATCAATATATACTAATGAATCTGATACAGGATTAGTAATAGATTTAACTGCAAATAGAGTTACTATTATTAATAAAATAGGAACTATATATGAATTTATGGTTTTTGATAAATCTGATTATAATCCTGAAAAAGAACTTAAACCTTTTGTATATTTGCAACTAAGTTCTAAATCATTTAATAATATTAAGAAAACTATTGCTAAAATATGAATTTTATTCAGTTATCTAATAAAGACCTAAATTGGTTAAGATTAAAATTATTAGAACTACAAGATAATAAATGTGCTATTTGTGGCTGTGATGTAACAGATAAATCGCATATAGACCATAAGCACAAGACTTCAAAAGAAACTAATGGCGTAAATGGTGCAGGTCTTATACGTGGTTTATTGTGTCCTAATTGTAACCTACTATTAGGCAAAATTGAAAACAATGCTAAGAGATTTCAACGTGATGATGATTTACCAAACTTATTGCGTAGAATAGCAGATTATATTATAGAATACACAAATTATATACACCCTACTGAAAAACCTAAAATAAAGAAAATATCTAAACGACAATTCAACAAACTTCAAAAACTTGAACCTAAAGCAAAATATGGAACAGGTAAATTGACACAAGTTTTAGAGAAGTTATTTAATAAACATTCAATTAATCCTTTTATTGATTAAAAATTTATATTATATTTTATGGTATAAAACTCTTATTTCTAGTATGTTACATTTCTGTTACATTATAAGAGATATTTAAGTAGTTAATAAATTTAGGATTAAATTTTATTTTTGAATTTATTTGATATTCTATTATAGAAATATATTAAAAATTTGAATTCGTATGCAGTTTTTATTAACTACTTAAAATAAACTTAAAAATTAAAACTAATTAAATATTTTAAGTAATCTCTAAGTCTTAGGGTGGTTAATAAAAATAGGATATAAATTTTTTATTCTAAATTCTCAAATAAATAGTCTTAATAAAATTAATTCAAAAAAGAGTTTATATATGAAACAGACTATTCCTTTTACTTTTGAAGAAATCTACAAAGATTTAGAAAAAGAATTTGCCAAGTTAAGATAAGACACACCATTTGAAGGTTCTAATACAGCACAGATAATAACTGCAATGGCTTATACTATTTCTAACCTAAATTTAAACACAGCAGTCAATATCAATGAAAATTTACTTACTCTTGCAAGAAAAAGAAAAAATATATTACAAGACGCACGAATTTTGGGATATGAAGCAAGTAAGAAAATATCTTATAAGTATAAAATAGAACTCAAATTTAAACAACTAGGTAAATTTATAATTCCTAAATATTCTGTATTTACTTCAGGGGATAAAAAATATTATTATCTAGGTTCAGATAAAACAATAGAAATCAGAAATATAGACGAGATGAATTCTTTAACTCTACAATTAGAAATTAAAGAAGGTAATCTTATTACATATAAAGAAAAACCTAATGAATTAATTTATACATATAATGGAATTCAAAATTATATAGATATACCTTATACAGATGTTGAAGATGATGGTATAGAAGTTTATGCTACTTATTATGACCCTATACGTGGTAAAATAGAAAAAGAAGAGTGGAACAAATCTAAAATTCTTTTGCTTGATAAAAATGATAAATTACATAAAAAATTCTTAAGACTTGATGTAACTGATACAAATACACCAAGATGTTATTTTGCTTATTCAGGAATAGGTCACGAATTACCTGCTGGAGCAATTTTGGAAGTTAATGCACTTATTTCATCAGGCTCACAAGGTGCTTTACAAGGTTCATTACAAATAGACGGCTATATTCAAGAATTTTGTAAATTAAATGACGCATTTCAGCCACAATTATTAGTTACAGGATTAGAAGAAGAATCAGACCAATCTATTAAAGATAATGCTCCACTAATGAATAACACTGCTTCAAGAGTAGTTACTGCATTTGACTATAAAGCAGTTGCTAATAATCACGCTTCAGTAAAAGATTGTATAGTTTGGGGTGGCGAAGATGAAGTTCCTGTAAGAAAAGGTAATATTTATTATAGTTTCTTGCCTGAAAAAATATCAAGAAAATTTAGTATTTATTCAAAGGTTTCAGGCACTGAAGTTTTTGAAGGTATAAATGATAAATCAACTATTTCTGAAAGATATATTTATAAATTAGATGATTCTGTTAATAAAGAGAAAAATTATATATCAAATTCAGAATTATTGTCACAATCTATAAATGAAAATAAAACTATATTAAATCCAGGTGTTTGGGATAACTTAGATAAATTTAAACTTCCTGCACTTTATGATAACTTAAGAAATCCTATTTATGTATTTGTTGATTTTTATATAGATGTTAAAAAATATAAATTAGGCATAGCACAATCTGAAATAAGACAGAAAATTTTTGATAAATTAAATGAGAAAATTCAGAGATTAGAAACATTTGATACTACATTTTTTAATTCTAATATTATTAAACAATTAGACAACGAATTATCAGATATTATGGGTCTTACATTAAAACCTAAATTTTATATATTAATAGATTCTGAAAACACTGCCAAAAAGAGAATGAAGTCAATTACTTCATCAAATTTAAGGGCTTATATAGATTTAGCAAGCAACAATCAATCTGCTAAATTAAATGTTTGGCTACCTTTAAATGGATTTGAAGGGGATTCTGTAACAGTTGAATATAATAAACCTATTGTATATAAAGACGGCTCTTATACTTCAAAAGATACAATTAAAGCAACTAATACAGATGTTGTAAATAGATTAATCTCAAAAACATATGATATATCAAATTTAAGTCAATCAGGTGGCGTTAATGTTTTATTTAATTCAAGAGATAAGACAATTAATCTTAAAGGAACAGATTTACAATATTATAATATAGAAAATAAAAGATTATATTATTACTCTAAGATTAATGGATATACTTCACAAATTCAAATTTTATTACCTAAATTTGTAAAACCTGGTGACAAAATTAAAGTAACAGCACATTATGGCAAAACTAATACAGAAGAAACATCTATTGTATCTGATTATACAATTAATAAAAATGATAAATTTAGCAATAGAGTTGATATATTAGATAGGTTTCACGGCTCTTATGCAGGTATTATTTATCCATTAAGATATACAATTGAATATACTAATGAATTTGGTAATAAATTAAGTGGCGAAGAGTGTGCTAATTTAGAAATAGCAAAACAAAAAACAGATTCACAAAATCAAGTATTTAATGGATTATCATTGTCTGAATTATTTTATGATTCTTATACTGACGAATTATCAGAACACGTTGAAGTTTGGCTACCTTCTGCAATAGCGAAAGAAAATGATATATTAATAGTTCAATCAAAATTAAATCCTAAAAATAGAGTTTCAATAGATTTAACAAAAGAACAAATTAATAAGAAAAAAATAGAAGTTTCATTACCTTTAGAGAAATTATCAGTATTAAACTATTCTTATACATCGGTTAAAGGCGAGAATATTAATATATATCCATTATATTATAAAGACGCACATATTAATACAATTGAAGAAATATCTGATGACTCACTAGATTTTGCAAGTAAGCAAATAGAAATTAAAAAAGAGTATATACCAACTAATACAGGAACAGGAGTGGAAACGTTTAAAGACAATTACACCATTGAATTATTTGCAAATGCTATTAATAAATTTGATATTAGAAATTTAATTATTAATAGAAATGATAATACACCATTATCTGCTTTAATTCCGTCAGGTTCTGAATTAGCAAAACAAGGTGTAAAATTTGAATATCCTTATTTAATTTGGGAATATCCACCAAAAAATACTAAAACAAAAGTATTAACAATAAATTTAGACGGAAAAACAAAAGATTATATATTATCTGTTAAATCTTTATCAACATCATCAATAGACGCAACAGACGAAGGCGAAGGTGGTATTTATATATACTTAGATTTACCTTTTGAAGATTTATATACAAATAAGAAATTAAATATAGATGTATTACCTAAGATAGAAACATTAAATTATATTGAAAGTAAGAAAATTTATGTTGATACAACAATAAATGCTGAAACTATTAAATCTGTTTTTCCTTATATAATTACAGAAGACCAATTAGATACATTAAATTGGCAAGCCCTAGAATATATTTCATTTCCTGTTAAAATAGATGATGAAATTGTAGGAACTTACACTATATTTAATGAGAGAATTCCATATATAAGAATTAAATTAAAAAGAAATGTATCGTCACCTGATAAATCAAGATATTTAAACCTTAAATATCCAACTGATAATATACATTTTATTAGAAATAGTTTCTTAAGATTAAGAAATGTTTATTTTGAAAATAATCTAAGGGATAATTAATGGATAATCAATTTTCTCAAATAGTTAAAAATTTAATTCCTGAAAATATAAGAAATATCAAATTAATTAAAGATTCTATTGATGTGTTTTTACAGCACATCATAGATAATTCAAATATAGCCATAGATATTGCCAATATATTTGATGAAAATAAAACTGCTTTATATGAAGAATTTGTTAAAATTTATCTTAAAAATATGTATCTTGTATTAACAGATTCTAATTATAATCAACAACTTAATGCAAAATTAACAAAATTATATAAATTAGCAGGTTTAAAAGATTTTAAGGAAATAACTATTTCTGATGATGTATTGAAAATTCTTAATAAAGACATAATATTTGGTAATAAAGCATTTAAGAATTCTAAAGGAATATCAACATCAATAGAATATGTATATCACTTAATAGAACAATTAGAATTACAACAATCAATTTTACGTGGTGACGGATATTTTAGATTTATTGAAGGTGATGAAGTTTTTGAATACACAATTGAAGGCTCACTTTTACAAGAAATTTACGAACACTTTGTTAAACCTTTATCACACCCTGTTGGTTGGACTTATTCTTATAATAGATTATATGAATTATATTTTAAAGATTATTTTTTAGTTAAACCTGTTTATAAATTTAATTATTTTTATGTAGGTTGTCAATGGGGGCAATCTGATAAAAAAGATGATTATAAAGCAAATTTAGGATATTTGCCTTTTACAGATTCAGACGGAAATAACATTAAGCAAAAAGATGGTGTATTAATATATGCTGATAATAATGAGAAATATCCATTTGAAAACTTAGAAGATTTAATGTTTGTTGCAAATCATAAAGATGTGAAACTTGATATACCTATTATTAGAGATGGTAACTCTTATGATGTATTTCCTGCCGATATGAATAACTTAGTTAAAGATAATAATGTTATAGAAATATTACAATATACATCAGGCAAAGACACTATTACTGAAGTTTATTTTAAATCAGGCGAAAAATTAGAAGGACATACATTTCCTAGAAGTTTAAAATTATTATATTGGAATAATCCTGATACACCTTTAAATGCACGTGGCGAAATTACAATAGTTAAAAAAGATTATGATGATGTATTAGGACACTGTGGTTTAAATTTAGATTATACTGTTGAAATGGTTACTGAAATTGTTGAAGAATTAGCATTTTATGAAGATTTTGGTATTGCTTCAAGTTATGCAAAACTTAATGCAGTAGGCGGAATTTATTGTGGAAGATTTGTCGTAGGACAAAGATATACAAATAATGATATATCACTAACATATGCAAACTATCCAAGATTTAATAGAGAACGATATTCAGATTTTTTAAATTATAAAAATATAGACGAATTAAAAGGAACTAGAAATAATCAATTTAGATTTATAGAAAAAATTGTATTTTTTGATAATAAAGTTGAGATTTTAAATGATAGTTTTTTCTTAGATAAGAACTTTAAAATAAGATATAATTCTGATGATTCTACTATACAAGATTTAAAATTAATTAATTATTATAAGTTAAGTTTAAAGAAACAATCAAACACACCAGGTATTAAATTTGAGATATTATTAGATAACAAAGTAATAGAAACATTTATTATTAAAAAAGTCAAACCTATTTCAAAGGGATTGGATTTTGAAATTCAAGGTAATGAGATTTACGTAGAAGAACACGATTTTGACCCTAAGACAACAGGTTGGGTCTATATGAATCCTTACTATTATAATAATACAGCAAACGAAATATCAGCAACTGATTATGGAGTTGAATATCAATATAAGAAAACAAAAACAGGTTGGGAATATAGAAATAACAAATATACTTTAGAGAAAAGATTAGTAGGCAATCAAGGAATTATAGCAGTTGATGAATTTAGTATAGAATCTATAAGTAACTTTAATAATGTAACTAATGTTGAGATAGAATTTAATGATTTATTTGAATTGCCAAAAGACTTATTAAATAATCAAATTGATAATAATGCTTATGTTGGATATTTTTATGCAAATTCAGGATATATCAACAATTATGAAGACCTTGCTATACAAGAAATAACAAATATAGGTGTATTAGATACCGAAAGAGAATAAGGAGTTTTTAAATGGCTTTACAACAATCATCAAATTTTCAAGTTTTTATACCATTTTTAGGTAAAGAGCAATATCAAGTTCAATCTATCGAATTACCTGGATTATCAGTTACACCTTTAGAAGCATTTTCGCAATCATCTAAACGTGCATTAATTGGCGGTGACTCAATAAATTTAGACCCTGTAACTATTGAATTTGTAGTTGATGAAAAATTAGAATTATATAAAAAAGTAATGAGTTATTTTCATAGTATTTGTAATGTAAATGACGGATTTATTAATCCTGAATTTGATTTTACTTGCGGAATAGAAATAACCGATAATATGGGAATTTCATTAATATGTATGCAATTATATGGTTGTAGAATAGAATCAATAAATTCACTACAATATTCAGCAAATCAAGAAGATAATGATATGATTTTATCAGTAACATTAAAATTTGATGATTATGAATTTATTGATAAATCTAAATTTAAAGAGTTGTATTTAATTAAATAGTTTTATATAAATTTTGTGTAAATTTGTGTGTTTTCTAAATTTAGGGATTTGATAAATACTTTTAAAATTATATAAAGGATAAATTTTGAGTGAAAATTTAAATACACCAAATGTTGCCGAAATTTCTAATGTTATTACTAATGTTAATAGACCTGTTAAATTTAAAATAGTTAATTATATCGTTACCGATAATATTGAAGATACTGAATTAACTAAATTTATATTAGATAAAATTGATAACATTAAAACACAATTTCCTGATTTAGGTATAGTTGCCAATGTTTTAGATAAAGCGAAAAAGCGTTCTGTATATTATATTGATACTATTACATCTAAGAAATTAGGATTGGATAATATTATAGGTTCTGATATATTTAATGAAATAGATAAAAATCATAACGGACAAGGAAGTTCTGTTGATTTAGAAAAACTTAGTAAAGTTGTTTCATCTGAAATTCAAGAAAAGATTAAAACACTAATACAAGATTTAAAGGTAGTTAAAGACCAAATTCAAAGTTTTGAAGTTAAACTTAATCAAGTTCCTAGTTCAAATGGTGGCGAACCCAACACTATAACAAGAGAATTATCAGTTAAAGAATACTTTTTAGATACATCAAGAATTCTTAATTCTAACACAGATGTATCAGGTAAATTAGACGTTGAAAAATTTGACACTTTTAAAGAGAAAACATTAAAAGATATATTAGATACTAATAATAAAATAGCACTTTTGCAAGCAGAAGTTAATAAAATTGATGAATTAGTTGATACAAAAGTTAATGCAAGATTGCAAACTGATGGATTAGATTCTAAAATTAACACTAAAGTTAATGAGATATTAAACACAACTAAAACACAAATTAAACAAGAATTAACAACAGAATTAGTAAAAGAATTTGCTAAACTTATACCTACTTCAAGTGGTTCAAGTGCTTCAAGCAGTTCAAATACACCTGCTAATGCAACAGGTATTACAGAACAAAGAGTTAATGAGATTTTACAAGTAAAATTAACTGAATTATCAAGTTCATTGAATATTGATAAAGTAGTTCAAGATAAATTAAATCTTGTCAAAGACTTGCTAATTCAAAATATAGAACAAAAAGCAGAAGCAAAAGTTCAAGAAGTTCTAAATGCTAGTATAGACCAAAAAATTGATGATAGGGTAGAAGTTAAAACATCGGCTATTTCTCAAACTCTTGATAATAAAATAGATGGCAAGATTAATGATAAATTAAATGTTAAATCTGTTGAAATTTATAACTCTATTGATACTAAGATTAATGATAAATTAGCAGTTAAATTAGTAGATGTTAATAATAATATAACAAATCAAATTAATACAGAAACAGATAAAATTAATAAATCTATTGACACAAAAGTAAATGCTAAATTTGATACTAAACTTAATCAAAATTTAGATGAGAGATTTCAAGCAGTGTCAGGTCAAGTTGATACAAAAGTTGCAGAAGCAATTAAAACTAAAGTTGGCGATACTATAAGCGAAAAAACAAATGATTTAATTATATCAGTAAATAAAAGATTATCTGATAATCTAAATTTGATTAAATCTGAAATAGATACTAAAATAGGCACTAAATTTTCAGAAGGTATAGAAGAAAGAATTTCAGGTATAGTTAATAATAAATTAGCAGAGATAAATTCAGCATTATCAGGATTTACAGAGATAAAAGTTGATAGAGCAGTAAAAAATGCTATTTTTAATGAAATTAAGAAAACTTTAGTTGCAAATGGTTATAATGTAATAGAACAACTTAAAGATACAGATAAAGTTACAGAATGTTTTGTTACACTTAAACCTACATCATTAAAATCAGAATATGGATATGGTCTTGCAGATTTATGTTTTTATGATAAATTAGATAATTTATATAAAGTTAAAATGATAGGTGTAGATTCAGGAAGTGCAAATTTAAAACAAAATCTATACACTAAAGTTATATTAACTAAAAAACAAGATGAATGGCTATCAGCACAAAATATTACAAGAACAATAATTCCTAATGATTATCAAATTGATAGTTCTAATGAAATAGTTGCATATATTAAAGTTGGCGATTGCTATAGTTGGGGTGTCGATGGATATTATGTGCTTACAAACATTTTATTAAATACCACAGGTTCAGCAACATATGATTATTGGATGACAAAACAAGAAAGTTCAATTGAAGATTCAACAATTTATATAAAATTTGATAAATTTATACCTTCAAAAATGACAATTTCCGCAGGAACATTGACAAGACGAACACTAACATTGTCAATTAATGTAAGAGCAAAAATAGATTTAGGTAATTTTACCTATAAAGATTTAATATTTTTTAATAAAGAAAATGTTTCTTTATCTGCTGAAGCAGACCCTAATAAAAAGAATTTATTGTGTAAGCCTAATACATATATCTTTACAAGAGAAGATTATTTAGATTCGTTTAATTAATATAAATTTAAGGGATTATTAATTTAATCCCTTACTTATTTTGAAGTAATTTTTTATTATCTTGAAGTTGTTTAATTAAATCAGTAGTAGAGATAATATTAATATTTTCTATTTTAATATCTTTGTTATTATCTTTTTTAGATTCTTGCTCTAATTTCTTTAAATTTAATAATATACTAGAAATATCTTTATAACTTGCAGTCAATAATTTTATACTTGAATTTACAGCAGTCACTAAGTTTGCATATGCAGTAATTTTATCAGCACTTGTATTTTCTTCGTTAAATATATCAGAAGTAATTGAATTTACTATTTTTTGCGTATTATCAACATTTTCTAATAAAGATTCTCTAACCTTTTTATAATCATCAATCATTAATTTAAGATTAAATAGTTCAATTGAAATTTTATTTTTATTAGAATCTCTTTGTTCTATTACTTCACTTGGTGTAATTTCAGTTATATCTGATATGTCAGATTTTAATGTTTTATTCTCAAAATTATCAACAATAACTTCTACATCTGAAATATCAGTTTTACGTTTTATTGATTCTAAATCTTCTAATTTTTCATTTAATAATTTTTCAAGTTCATCAGCAGAAGATAAATTTTCAAAATCAATATCTAATCCCATTAATTATCCTTAAAGAAAGTAAGAAAATATACTAACATAATAATATGCAGTATTTTCTATTATTAAATAATTAAAATTAAATATTTTTAAAATCTCAAATAATACATTCATTATCAATTCCTTATAAATCCTAAAATAGTGTTTTCTCTTAACATTATTTGATTATCGTCTAAATCAATTCCTGATATTGTTTCAAAATATACAATATCATTAACTTTAATGTCTTTAACTTTATCGCCTATTGCAATTACTTTACCATTGGTTTGGCGGTCTTCAACAACTGACTTTTGTGTTTCAGTTTTTATAATAATACCTGAATCTGATGTGATATCTTTTTGATATTTAAGTTGAACTAATACATTTTGTCCTATTGGCTTAATCATTATTACTCCTTATATTATCTTTTATATTTATTAAAGAAATTTATGCTATTATAGCAAAAATACATAAATAAAGGATTAAATTTGATAACAAAAACTACAAAACTTAATGAAAGTTTTTATTTGCTAGATGTAGCAGATGATGAAACTAAGATTAAATTGTGTAATAGATTATCAGCACCTATAAAGAACGCTAAGTATAATACTAGAGTTCAAGCAGGTATTATAAGTCCTAATGAATACTTTTTCAAAATTAATCCTAACAATTGTAATCAAGTAGCGGTATATTCAGGACTTTTAAATTTCTTAACAGATTTAGGGTCTTTGCCATATACACCAACTAATACTTTTACAGATTTGGAAATACAACAACATATTGATAATTGTTCTCAAAATCTAAAATTTACTCCTTATGATTATCAATGTGAAGCAGTAATAGGTGCAATTAAAAATGAAAAACACTTTATAAGGTCTGCAACAGGTTCAGGAAAATCTGTTATTATAGGATTAATATCAGATTTCTTATGCTCTAAAGGATTAAAAGGATTAATATTAGTTCCTAATATATCATTAGTTAATCAATTTGCTTCAGATTTAAAGGATTATAACCTAGATGTAGCAAAGAATTTACATTTAATAGGCGGTGTATATAATGATAAGAATTTTGATTTAAATTTAACTATATCAACTTATCAATCTGTTATGAGATTTAAAGAAAAATTAAAAGAATTAGATTTTATAATGGTAGATGAAGGTCACGGAACTAAAGGAAATGAAATATTTGATATAGTTAATAAATGTATTAATGCTAAATTTAAGATAGGATTATCAGGAACATTACCTGAAGAGCCTGTTGATAGATTTAGAGTTATTGCGTGCTTTGGTAAGCCTAAAACATATATTACAACACAAGGATTAATAGATAGGGGTTTAGCAACACCTGTTAAGATTAATATATTAAGATTATCTTATAAGAATTTAGATATTAAGATACCTAATAATTACTCACAACAATTAAAATTAATTAAAGAATATGAACCTAGAAATCAATTAATTGTAAATTTAGCAACAGCATTAAAAGGTAATACATTAGTTTTATTTCAACACACAGAACACGGAATTAAATTAATCACTGATATATATGCTAAAAAAGGTATAAAAGTTTATAGAAATAATATAATAGGCAAATCTGCATTAGTCTTACAAGACCAATATAAAATTTACTTTATTAATGGTAATGTAGATGGCGATGATAGAGAATTAATAAGAAAATTAATTCAAAATGAAACAAACGCTATTATAGTAGGTAATATGGCTTGTGTTTCAACAGGTATTAATATACCTAATCTTCATAATTTAATTTTAGCAAGTCCTTTAAAATCATATGTAACTATTACACAATCAATTGGACGTGGTGTAAGAAAACACGATTCTAAATCTGTATTTAATCTTTATGACCTAGCCGATAATTTAGGATTATTTAGAAAACAATTAAATCACAGAATAGAAACTTCATATAATCCTGAAGGCTTTAAGTTGAATTTAAGAGATTTAGAGATATGATTTGATTTAAAAGGATTAATAAAGGAATACAAAATGAAAGAAGTATTAAGTTTAAAAACTAAATTTAATAAAAATACTACATCACAAAATAAATTTGAATCTGCAATGCTATATTTTTACCTAGATGATGATTCTGATAATATTTTTATTTTTAATGCTTTAAACGCACATATTCTTAAATATAAAAAGACACAATTAACAGATTTTGATAAAACTAAATTAAATCAAAAAGTTTATAATAACGCTACAATATCAGAAGTTTTTGATGAATTTATAGATAATCTTGCAGAAATTTTAAATAATACTATTTCAGAAGTAAAATCAAAAATACAAATAGTAAAACAATGTAATTCAGCATTAGAAAATAATTTTTCGGAGTATTTAATATGAAAAAAGAATTAATAGATAATAATTTATATTTTAATGATATATTAGTTTATAGTGGCACAAATTATTCAGTAGATGTTAGATTTATGAATTCTTGTTTAAGAAATAAATCTGATTTAGAAACAATAAACAAATTAATAGATAAAAATAATTTAAAAATTGATAATTTATTAGACAATATAACTCAATTGAAGAAAAATTTAGCAACTTTAGGATTTTCTAAAGAAAAAATTAAAAAATTTGATGAATTAGATATTATAGAATTCTAAGATGATAAAAATATACTCTTGCGTTACAACTTTTGAAAAAGATAAGAATCTTTATATGTGTTTTAGAGTTCAAGACACTGACACTAAAGATTTAGAAAAATCCAAAATAATAAGATATAATTTAACATCAAATGGATTATATAGCGTTAAACTTGATGAAGGCGTTAGTGTTAAAGATTTTTTTAAAAAATGTCCTAAGAAAGTTTATTATAATACTGATATATATCGGATTTTATTATTTGGATTTTTTCGTGATAAAAAATTAGAATTAGAAAAACAAAATAAAAAATTAGATAAGAAAATTAAAAACTTAGAAAATAATTTAATTTATTTTAAAACAAAATATCCTGAATTATCTATATAAAAAGTATAAAGGAATAATATGAAAACAAATAAAGCACCAATCATACCAATCACACTTAAAAATAAAGAATCAGATTATATAATTAAATTTAATTTTTATATATCTAATTTATTTTATGCAGATAAAAATATATATTATAATAAAGAAAAAATTTTTACTCTTGATGAATTTAATGATTATTTTGATTTTTTAAATTTCATTCAGAAATCAAATTCAGAATCAGAAATATTTGAAAGAATTATGCAAATGATAAATTCAGAGTTACAAACTTTGAATGTTGAAATATCTAAAAATAATCAAAAAATTAATGATTATAATATATTAGAAAAAGAATCATTTAATTTCATTGATGTATCAAAGTTTCCTAGCATAGAGAAACATTTAGAAGACGCAGAAGTTTATGAAATAATAGGAAAATAATTAATAAATATCATTATATAGTATTAAATAACAATTTAATTAAGGATTTAGATTTGGCAGGAACATTTATAGTAGAATTCTCAACTAATACAGGTTGTAATTTAGGTTGTAAATATTGTTATTCTAGGCATATTAATAAAAAATTAACACCCTTTGCAGTTGATAAATTTTTAGAGCCAAATAAAGGAATTTATAAACTACTTGAAATTTACAATAAAGATGATTATCATATATCTTACTTTGGTGGCGAACCTTTATTAAATTGGGATATTATCAGATATAGTCTGCCTAAATTTTATAATGACCCTAAATGTAGTTCTGTTGTTGTAATTACTAATGGATTATTATTAGATAAAGAAAAATTAGATTTTCTTAAGAAATATAATTGCGGTATATCACTAAGTTTTGATGGTATTTGGCAAAATTATACAAGACCTTTGGCAAATGGCGAAGATTCATTAAAGAAATATATACAGAATAAAGAATTGTTTAGTTCATTATTATCAGGTTGTAAAGTTATGCTAGACCCTAAATTTTTTCATTTATTAACTGAAAATTATCAATTTTTTGTAGATGAATATAATTTTAATTTTCCTGATTTTTCATTAATAAGAGATGATATTTATAGTCCTGAAGATATTAAAACTTTTGATAAAGAAATAACTAGACTAGCAGATAAAGTGATAGAGTATAATAAAGCAGGTAAAATTTCAAACATAGGATTATTTACACTTTATTTGTCAGATACTTTAGCAGGTTCAATGTTTGGTAAAAGAACTCACGGCTGTTTTGTAGGTGTTGGTGGTGCTTTGTATGCTCCTGATGGTAAGTTTTATCCTTGTGAAAGATTTAATTCAGATTCTGATAAAATAGGTAGATTTGAACTATATGACGCAGTTACAGATACTTTAAATTTAGATAATATTAATTATTTAAAACAACCTAAAATATCAAATCCTAACGAATTTCCTAAATGTAAGAAATGTGAATTATATCAATTTTGTAATTCAGGTTGCACTTATTCACAAATGCTAAATTCTAAAAATAAGAATTTAGATTATTCAGAACCTATAAATTCAGTATGCAAATTATTAAAAATGTGTTATAGAGAAGCATTTAGAGTATATAGAGAATTAAAAGATTATAAAATAGATGATGTATTATCAAATATGATGAATTCTAATGGATAACAGGATAAGTTAAGTTTAAATTTGGTATAATAATAAAGTATTATAAATTATTAAAAGGATTATAAATGGCAGATAAATGTGAAGAGTGTCAAGAACATCAAGAGTTACGCACCGAAATTTCTAAGGACGAGCAAATTAATCATTTATACAATGCAGTTGCACTTCTTACCAAAGCAAGTGAAGAACTACAACAAATTAATGGTTTATATAGTTTTTCAATATTAGCACAAGCAAACGTGTTATTATCACAACTTAAATATCTTGAAACAGGCAATTTTGAAGGGTCTTTTTCAACTTCTAATATACCTGAAATAGTGCCAACAGAAATAAAAGATGAAGTTGATGATTTAGCAAATGAATTTAAAGGGGATTTGGATTTATGAAATCATATCTACAAAAACTTAATTTAGCAAATTTTTTATTTAATGCAGGATTATATCAAGAAACACTTGATAAACTTATGCTTACAGAATCAGAACAAGATGAAATAAAAGAATTAAATTCAGCAGAACGTAGAGATGTTATATTAGATATAACAATTTTAAGATTAGTTTCAAATATTAAACTTAAAAAAGATGAAGATTCTATTAAAGATTTATATAGATTAATTAATCAAGAGCCAACTGCAACATTTCCTGATTTAGAAAAAGTATTTTATCTAAGTATATCAAGTATAAAACTTGATGAAAATACATTACAAAGATTAGATTTTATAGATAAAGATAAATTGTTTATTTATTCTGAAATGTATAAATCAGGCGAAAAAATATCAACTAATAATACAGATACAATTAAAACAAATCTTTATATAGAATCTAAATCTGCCGAAGAAAAGGAGCAGTTGTTTAACGACATTTACAAAGCCTTAGAGCAACAATCATATACAGCAGATATACTTATTAATGAATTTGAAAAGTATGCCGTATCGATAGCAGAAAAGCGTTTATTAGAGTATTTTAAAATACGTGCTAGTATTATTAAATCTGATTTTGAATATGGCAAGCAGGCACTAATTAATTTATATAATCTTAAGAATTTTAATTCAGAAAATATTTATAGATTAGTTGATACCAATACAGGTGTGGTAATGTTTATATCTAAATTTAGACAAAAAGGTTATAAATTTAATGAAACAGAGTTAATGCCTTTATATCAAAAAGCAAGAGAAATAGTCTATAATACGCCATATGAATTATCTTTGTTTATTGAAAAGTCAATATTTGATTCTGAAAATAATCATAAACAAACTATTAAAAATGATTATATACAAATTAAAGATAGATTAAAAACTATTGTTCCTGAAAATTATTTTAATCAATATGATAATTTAATAGACGAACTAATAAAGTTATAAAGTGATAAAATAATGTCTTTAAAATTAGATATTCAGGATTTTATTTCAAGTGCCAAAGACTTAAATTTAAATTCTAATATTAAAAATTATTTAACTAAAGTTAAGTTTTCGCCAAGTTTAAATTCTGATTTTAAATATAAATATTTGTATTTTAATTCAGATAATTTTAAACCTGAATATCTAAATAAAATAACTGATTTGCACGATATAACAATATTAACAGATAAATTTATAGATATTAATTTACCTAATATTGTTTATTCAATTGAATTAAATTCAAATAATAAAGATTTATTAATAAAATTATTTAAATTAAATTTCAATATAGAAATAAGAACAGATGATTTAAATAAATTAATAAAAACTTTAGAATATGCAAAATCTAATAATTATATTATTAAAAGAATTAAATTAGATTCTAAATTAAAAGATTATGCTAATTATATATTTAAAAAATATAATATTCCTGTATGTAATTATGTTTGCGATAAATGTAATTTATGTAGTTGTAACAGGATATAAGGAGTTTAAAATTTGAAACCTTTTTTTGCATTTGATGTCAATATCACTGAAGGTTGTAATTTAGGTTGCACCTATTGCATTCAAGATTTTGAAAAAAAGTTACATAACCTATCAAATGAAATGATTTTAAAAATTAAACATAAAATTGATTTTCTACTACAAAATCAAGATTTTTTAAGATATTTTGACGGAGTTCAAATTTTCTTTTGGGGTGGCGAGCCTTCAACACAACCTAAAATACTTAAAGATTTCTTAGTTTATTACGAAAATAATCCTAGAGTTAAATTTTATATGTATTCAAACGGATTTAATTATAATAATATTTGGGATTTACTAGACAAATATACTAAGATTAATCTATCAGTTCAAATTTCTTATGATGGTTTAGCAAGCCATAACGTTGCAAGACTTGATAAAAAAGGTAAAGGTTCGGCATTAAAAGTTAAAGAAACTATATTTGAACTTGCTAATCGTGGCATAAATTTTGAAATACACCCAACTATTGATTTTGATAATCTTGATAAAATATCAGATAATTATTTAGAATTTAGACGTATAGGACAATATTTAAAAAAACCTATACAATATAATCCTACAATTGATTATTTAACAGACCATCAAAATATGACAAAAGAAACAATAGAAAAACATAAAAAAACTATTACAGAACAGATTAAGAAAATAGCAAAATATGAATTAGAATTCTATAAACAAAATAAAGAATTTAGTTTTTCTTGGCTACAAAATAATCGTGCAATTTGTGGTGCAGGTTCAATGTTAAATGCTATTGATTTAGATGGCTCTGTTGTAGTTTGTCACGGAGCATTATATTTAGATGATGAAAATAGAAAAGAATTAACAACTAATAATATAAATTTAGATGATAATTTATTCTTAAATAATGTAATAAATAATCATATAAAATTTAGTTCAAAAAGAGATGCTTTGCCTGAAAAATGCAAATCTTGTTATGCAACTTATTGTATGAAGTGTAATGTAACTAAGTTTGCTAAATCTAAGAAAACTGAATTTTTTGATAGATATAATGACTATCCTAATCAGTGGTATTTGTGTGAAATTTATAAACACCTTGCCAAAATTAGATATAGTTTATTAAAATTAATATAAGGTTAGATTGTGATTAAAAAACTTGAAATTTATGATTCTATTCTTGATGAAACTAGAGAATATGAAAAATATTATGGTAGATTGTTTAGAAATATAGCAGTAACACAACCTAGACCATTTAATGAAATTCAGTTTAATTTTGGATATCAAGGCGAATTAATAAAACACACTGATATAAATTTTATGATACAAAATTTAAAAGATGAATATATAACAAGAATTAATTTCTTTAAACAAAATAAATTCTTTGATATAAATGATGATAGATATGATGAATATGGTGGAAATCAAATTTTTCGTGGTGTGCCTGTTGTAACTACTCCACCAATTGTATCAACACCTGCCCCTGCACCTGTAACGCCTGTCACACCACCGACACCGCCTAGACCTAATTATCCTGTTGCAATGTCAATGATATATACATTTTCAGATACACATTTAGTTAAGAAATTTAATTTTCCTAATACATTAACAAATGTTCCTGCTTCTATAAGATTTAAAATAAAAATAAATGATTCAAATCCAACAACAGATATGAGATTAACAAAAAACAATATAATGCAATATGGTATTCATCAAATTATGAATATAGATTATACATATAGGTCTAATTCCACATATTCATTTAATTTAAATAATGACGATAAATTACAAATGGGTAATACAGGCTCTTTTGATGTAAATCCAAGCAGTATAAATCATTTACGTGATGTTTTCAGTGCAAGTTGGGATAATAATACAATGACTATTATAATACACCAACAATTTCAATTTAATTTATCTTGGAGTTTATAATGGGAACTGATTATAGAATAGAACATATTAATAGAGATTTAACATATTTTAATACTACTACACAATCAGATGAATTAATTTTATCTAAACATTATATTGATTTATATAGTAAAATTTTAGAGTGTTTAGATGAAGTGCCAACAGCACTAGAAAATTTTAAAATATTAAATAGATATTTTATTATATTATATAATAATCAAAAATATAGATTTAGGTCTGATTTAAACGACCAAGTCAATAGAAAAATAAGATATGATATTATACAACCTAATCAAGTTAAATTATATATAGAACAATTATCAACACCTTATAATACAATGAATTTTAGTGAATTGTATCAAAATCCTGATGTAGTAATAGGAACAGCAGGCGAAGGTTATAATTCAAATGGTGTAACTATATTTGATAAAATTCACGGATTTTGGATAAAAGAAATACAATCAAATTATATATTATTAGAGCAAAAACCTAATAGAATAGCAAATTTTGCAGTTGGTGCAGTAATAAATGCAACTGATACCAAATTCTTACAACAACAAATCAATAGGGCAAGAGTTCAATGTTTGTGTAATTGTAATTTTTGTTCCTGTGACTGCAATTATTGCAGTTGTAATTGTAATTTTTGTTCTTGTAACTGCAATTACTGCACTTGTAATTGCAATTATTGGAGTGGTGCAGTAATACAAAAAATATGTAATTGTAATTGTAATTTTTGTTCTTGTAACTGCAACTTTGAATTTAACTACAATTAAGATTAATCTGATATAATTCTCTTAAATTTTCAAAAGGATTATTATGAAAACAGAACATACAAAGTTTGAATACAAAGTTGATGATTTAGAGATTATATCTGATTTTGATTTTAAACAAGCAGGATTTATAAAATCTAATATTTATTTTTATACAGATAAGAAACCTTATAAATTTTATTATTTTGATTGCTTTAAAAAGAATAATAAATTATATTTTAAAACAGTAAAAGAAACATATTCTGATATACGCAACAGAACTGTTTTATCTTTTATGGATTACGTGAAATATCAAACAGAACAAGCAAATAGAATATGTGATACTTCAAAAATTAATTCACTTGATGATATTTTTGAAAAAGTTACCAATAGTCTTGCCATTTATCCTGTAATATATTCAAGAATAGTTAAAATTTATCCTGAATTTATAATATAGTTAAAGATAAATTAAGAAATGATTATGTAGAATACTTGTTATAGATTAACACAACTAAACAAAGGAATACAGATGAAAACACAAGTTACTAAACCTACTAAAGTTAATTTTAAAGAAAAACACTTTAAATACAAATTTAAAGACTTTAAGATAATATCAGATATTGATATTTTTAAATTAAAATTTTATGAAGGTAATATGGCGTTTGATGAATTCAATATTTATAATTTTATATTTGAAAAATATAACAATAAAACAATTTATATAAAAGTTGAAACATCAACAGAACAATTTAAAGACCCTATCGAAAATCTTTATGATTTCTTTAATTTTTTAATAATAAATTATAATATATATTCATATATGTTTGTATTAGATGAAATTAATTCACTTAAAGATTTACGTGAAGATTCTGATAGAGATTGTGGATATTACGGATTTCTTTATAAAAAATTAATTTTAGAAAATACTGAGTGTGTTGAATATCTTGTATAAATAATAAAGATTAATAACCCAAAAGGAGTAAAATTTATATGAAACTTTTTATAACTTGTTATGAAGGTTCAGATAGTTATGTAATTTTATCAGCAACTATTAAAGAGCCAAAAACATTAAATAAAGATTTTTCAGTATTTGAAATTTCAGATACAAAATTATTTTCATTTATAGCCGATAAACTTCTTAATAATATTCCACTAAGTTTTGCTAAAAATATACAAGATTTAACACTAGATACACTTGTTATAGGCGATGTAGAGAATATTAATACTATAAGACAAAGACACATCTATAAATGTTATGAAAAATTTAGCAATCACGTAATGGCTATACCTAATATAGCATTTTTTGAATTTCAATTAATATCTACTGAACTTGCTTCACGTGGCTACTTTATTACAAAACAAAATAGAGAAGAAAAATATCTTGAAATTCTTGAAAAAGGAATTGAAGAAGAAGTTGCATTGCTTGAAAAATACTTAACATTACTTGATGATTTGACTAAATATAGAACTCTTTATTATGAATTACTAGAAGTTCTTGATAAAATAAATTCATCTGAAAATAAAGATGAAATAGCAACTATATCTGAAAACTATCACGTATAAAGTATAAAAAAGTAAAGAAGTAAGGATTATAAATGTTATCTAAAGGCGATTTGGTTCTTGCAAGACACTATAAAGATTTACTAGATATTATCAAATTTGAATTAAATAAAAGAGAATTATCAACATCAGATTCTGTTTATAATTTTAATTATCAAAATCAAATAGTTAAAGCACAAGAAATAAATTTTCTTATAGATAAAGTTGATTTACTTAAAAAATATGATGAAACTGCAGGTCTTAATTTTGAAAATCAAGACCAATTTATTGAAAATTTAAATTTAGGCAGATTAAATTCAATATCTTACAATATAGGCAAAGTTGATAATACTAATTTAATAGTAGCAGAAAAATTAAATCAAATTTCAAATGTATTACCTAGACATATAAATCTATGTGTTTGTAATTGTAACTATTGTGCCTGCAATTGTAATTATTGCAGTTGTAATCAAAATACTTCTTATATGAATTATTGTCCTTGTAATTGTAATTATTGTGGTTGTAATTGCAATTATTGGAGTGTAAATATATATCCGTCATTAGCGATTGAAAATACAAATCAAGGTTTAGGAACTAGAAATATACCTGGTGAATATCCATATGATTTTAATATTACTTCTGCTGTTGATACATATTATACTACACCTACAACATTTTCTAAAATTTACTTTATGGAAAATACAAATAATGGTATAAATCAAGACAAGTATTTTCAATTGAAATTTAAACGCAATGGTAAATTGGGTTTTCCTATGGGTCAAGAAGAATCATTTTTATATCCTAACAAATGGTATAAAATAAGGGTTGAAAATGGGTCACTTATTTCTGATAATTTAGGTCAGCCATTATTTAGAGCAACTTGGGGAAATATCAAAATGAGATTGGACGTTTATAATATCACTGATTTTCATTTATATTGGGATTCTAAAATCACTCTTAAATAACTTCGCTAATAAAAATTTATTATAGAGAATTTTTATTTTATATATTTAATAATAAGGAATTCTCTTTTTCTTAGTGTATTACATTTCTGTTATAAAATTATATTTAATTAAGTAGTTAATAAATTTAGGATATAAATTCATTTTTAGTTTTTGCTGTAAGCAAGAGATTAAAAAATTAAATAATTTTATTTTATATTATAAGAATTCTATTGAAATTTAATTTTTAATCCTATTTTTATTAACTACTTAATCTATTCTTAATCTCTATAATTAATTATTATTTTTAAGTTTATTTTAAGTAGTTAATAAAATTTAGATATGAATTTAAATTTTGAATTTTAATTGAATTCTTATAATAGAGATTATATAAAAATTTAAATTTATAAATTGTTATCCTATTTTTATTAACTACTTAATTTAAACTTAAATCATTTAAGACGCTATATCTGTAAGATAACATTTCTTAAGGTTCGTTTAAGTTGTTAATAAAATTTAGATACAAATTCATTTTTTAATAGTTGGCTATATAATATTAAAAATAAAAAATTAAATTTATTGATTTATATTATAGAGAATTTATATAAAAATTTGAATTTCTGATTTAGTATCTGAATTTTATTAACTACTTAATCTATTCTTACAATGTTACTATTATATTACTAATTTAAGTTTCATTTAAGTTGTTAATAAATTTAGGATATGTTTTTAGTTTTTTGCCGTAGGCAATATTATAAGAGAATTAAGAAAATAAAAAATTTAAATTTATTGATATTCTTATTATAAGAAATATATTAAAAAATAAAATTCAATCCTAAATTTATTAACTACTTAATTCTTATTTAATATGTAACTTCTTTATTACTATTTTAAGATTAATTTAAGTTGTTAATAAAATTCAGATACAAATTTAATTTTTATATGAATTCTCTATAATAGAATACCAATAAATTTAAATTCTAAATTCATATCCTATTTTTATTAACTACTTAAACGAACCTTAAGAAATATTATCTTACAGATATACTATCTTAATTCTTTAAGATTAATTTAAGTTGTTAATAAAATTCAGATACAAATTTAAATTTCTGCCGTAGGCAATAGATTGTAAAAGAATTAAAATTTAAATTTATTGTTATTTCTATTATAGAAATATATTAAAAAATAAATTTCAATCCTAAATTTATTAACTACTTAAATAATCCTTAA